TTACAGACTTCTGGAAGGTTGCGCAGCTCTTACAACACGCGGTTGATCTTCCGCGGCGTCTTCCAGCGCACTTAAATCACGGTCTTTCACTTCTGGCATTTTCAGCGCAGAGATTAAACCAATCACTGAATATGCCATGATCATAATGGCGATCGGATACCAGGATTCCGTCATGGTGCAGAAAATACCCGCCAGGATAGGACCAAAACCGGAAGCGATAAGACCACCAATTTCTTTAGAAATAGCCATCCGGGTAAAGCGGTTTTTACAGCCGAACATTTCTGCCATGGTAATATTTTCCAGAGCAAATAATCCCAGCACCGCACAGTTATGAATCACAATCAGTGCAACCATAATGGTGCTCGGGGCATAGCTTTTATCTACGATGATAGAAAGCATTGGCCATGCCAGCACAATCGCGGAGGTATTCATAATAATATACGGGATCCGGCGACCAATTTTATCGGATAACCAACCAAGGAACGGAATGGTCATAAAGCCGAGAATCGAACTGATCATCAATGCATCTGTTGGAATTGCTTTGTTAAACAATAACGTCTGCACTAAATAGCCCGCAAGGAAAGTCTGAATTAAACCTGAGTTACCCGCCTGACCAAAACGCAGCCCTGTTGCCAGCCAGAAGGATTTGCTCTGGAACATGCTACCAGCAGGTGCAGGTTTTGCTGTCGGTTGGTTGCTGTCGTTAACCTTCTCAAAAACCGGGCTTTCTTTCAGATTCATACGCAACCAGATAGCAAAGACCATCACGACAACGCTCGCCAGGAACGGTATACGCCATCCCCACGCCAGCAGTTCCTCTTTACTGAGAATGAAGAACATAAAGGCCCAGATTGCCGTTGCGCTTAAAGTTCCGCAGTTAGTTCCCATAGCCACAAATGAGGAGATAATTCCGCGCTTACCTTTTGGCGCATATTCCGCCAGCATCGTACCGGCACCGGAAATTTCCGCACCTGCACCCAATCCCTGAATAATACGCAGCGTCACCAGCAAGATGGGGGCAAAAACACCAATCTGTGCATAGGTCGGTAACACACCAATTAAGGTGGTACAGATCCCCATCATGGTGATGGTAATAAAGAGCACTTTTTTACGCCCTATTCTGTCGCCCATTTTGCCGAAAATAAATGCTCCGACAATACGCGCCACATAACCTGCACCGTAGGTTCCCATTGCCAGAATTAACGCCATTGCCGTTGATGATTCAGGAAAAAATATTTCATGAAACACTAACGCTGCGCCGAGCGAATATAACTGGAAATCCATAATTCACAGGTGTTTTTTCCCATCCTGTGGTTTCCTTGGCGTTTTCTAGGTTTTTTCAGATAGTTGCATTTTTTAAAAAGCATCCTAAGTTCGATCTCAGTGTCTATCTGGGGCCTATTTCTGTCCCATATATGCCCCAAAAAAACTCCCCAACAGATAAGTAGTTTTTTCATGGATTTATGCGTAAAATCAAGAACGGCTGGAAATCATTCAATACTCACACTATCGAAAAATTTACCAGCCAACCGCAGCACGTTCTTGCATAAGGCGTGTCTGCGGTTTTTCAACTATTCAGATACATCACTCCCATCACATTCATTCCTCCGCATCAAAGGCATATAGGCTATATCACCTTGATATTTTTCTTTTTCAGATAAAAACTGTTATCTATGTATACTTTTAAACCCAATCCGTGTAGAGTCTCTGCATAAGATAGTTTGCAGTTGCCGCTTCAGCTTGCGCCATAAACCGCCTGATTTTTGCTGCCACCTGTTAGCATTCCTGTATACCTGAAACGACAATGTTTATCTACGAACTTTAAGAACACCCAAGATAAAAATTGTCAACTATATCATATATAACACATTACTAATTCGAGGCTATATGAACAGCATACTGATAATCACTTCTCTCCTTATCATATTCAGCATTTTTAGTCATGCCCTAATAAAATTAGGGATTGGCATATCCAATAACCCAGACAAAACCGATGTATAAGTCAACATATCCTGAATCAGACATACAATATCGCAATGAAACTCAATAATATTTTAAGGAATATCTTCATGAAATCAAAAGACACCCTAAAGTGGTTCCCTGCGCAGCTTCCTGAAGTAAGAATTATCCTAGGGGATGCTGTAGTGGAAGTAGCAAAACAGGGAAGACCTATCAATACCAGAACATTGCTTGATTACATTGAAGGAAACATAAAGAAAAAATCATGGCTGGATAACAAAGAATTATTACAAACAGCGATATCAGTTCTTAAAGACAACCAAAATTTAAATGGTAAAATGTAATATAATAAACTTACTTTTTTATCATTTTTCCACTTTAACAACATTTTGCTCCACTTTTCCACGATCAAACAACTTGAAATCTGGTTAAAATAACACGCAACACTATTCTTCTTCCTTGAGTCCGCCCGGAACTCGAAAAACAAACCGAGTTAAAGCCATTTTTCACAAAATCGATTTTGGGTCTCACCAAAATTACGGGGTTGCATACGCATTCGTTTATTTTCGAACGTGTACATACAAATATGCACAAAAATAATCAAAATTATTTTCTGAGATGCATTATGATATGAACACCAATTTCGTATAGAGTCTCACTATGTCTCGAATTTTTGCTTACTGTCGGATATCAACGCTGGATCAGACCATCGAAAATCAACGCCGGGAAATCGAAAGTGCAGGTTTTAAAATCAAACCTCAGCAAATAATCGAAGAACACATTAGCGGCTCAGCAGCAACCAGTGAGCGTCCTGGTTTTAACCGGTTGCTTGCTCGCCTGAAATGTGGTGATCAATTGATTGTGACAAAACTGGATCGCCTTGGTTGTAATGCAATGGATATCAGGAAAACAGTGGAACAACTGACCGAAACAGGTATCAGAGTGCATTGCTTAGCATTGGGGGGCATTGACCTGACCAGTCCAACAGGAAAAATGATGATGCACGTAATTTCAGCAGTCGCTGAATTTGAACGAGACCTTTTACTTGAACGCACTCATTCCGGGATAGTAAGAGCCCGCGGCGCAGGGAAACGTTTTGGTCGACCACCTGTGTTAAATGAAGAACAGAAACAGGTGGTATTCGAACGAATTAAGTCAGGTGTAAGTATAAGTGCCATTGCCCGGGAATTCAAAACCTCGCGGCAAACCATTTTAAGAGCCAAAGCAAAACTTCAGACACCTGACATATAAAAAATAATCTCGGTGTGAGATGCTTTACGTCTTCCAAGCCCCCTTCCTTGCCGTAAATGGAAAGATACATCTAATTATAGAATTTATATGTTTTACCCTACGGCAGTGCTGGCCATTCAATATCCTGTGCAGTTGACGTATCAACACGGTTCAGCAACACCCGATACTTTTTCCAGGCTTCCAGCAATGAGGTTTCTTCCTCCGTTGCGATTTCCAGATCTACAGCATCCTGAAGTGGTGCAATATGCTCACTGGCTACCTGCATCAGGCTGTTTTTTGTTTCTTCCGCCTCTCGGATCCGGAACAGTTTTTCTGCTTCTGCATCTTTCACCCAGGCTGTGCCGTTCCACTTCTGAAACTCCCCTTCCGGCGATAACCAGGTAACATTTTCCGGTAACGGACCGAGTTCAGAAATAAATAACGCGTCCCCTGACGCTACGTCATAAACCGTTTTACCCCGATGGTCTTCAACGAGATGCCACGATGCCTTATCACTGTTGAAAACAGCCACAAAGCCAGCAGGAATATCTGGTGGTGCAATATCGGTACTGTTTGCTGGCAGACCTGTATGAGGCGGAATATATGCGTCACCTTCACCAATAAATTCATTAGTTCCAGCCAGCAGATTATAAATTTTTATGGTCCGTGGTTGTTCACTCATTCTGAATGCCATTATGCAAGCCTCACAATATAGTTAAATGCGATGTTTTTGACGGTGTTTTCCGCGTTACCAGCAGCGTTAACGGTGATGGTGTGTCCATGTGAACCAATCGCAACGGAGTGCGTATGAGCACCAATACCGACAGTATGCGCGTGTGCACCTGCAGATGCTGCTGTGCCGGACAGTGAATGGCTATGATTACCATCTGTACTGGTATTCGCTAACCACCCCGTAGACATACCTACTGAGCCTTGTACACCCCAGGTATTTTGACCTGAGCTTGTATAACCATATTGATAAGTATCTTTAAAAACACTGGGGTTAAATCGACGGCCATCTCTATGGCTGTGATTACCAGCTGCATTCGTGCTGCCACTTAAACTATGGGTATGCGCACCAGTGTTATTCGTGGATTTAGTGCCGTAATCAAACGACGATGTGGTTTTCGTCCCCAAATCCGTACTGGATGCGCTGGCGCTGTGGGTATGCGATTTAATGCCGTCCTGTTCCTGAGACAATACGGCCCGACCACTGGCAGGTTTGCCCTTAATCGTCCAGCCACGCATATCAGGGATCACGCCTGACGGATAAGCGGCTGCAAGTTTCGGGTATGCAGATTTGTCAAAAGTCTGCCCCTGCATCAGGGCATAGCCAGACGGAACGGTATCTGATGGCCACGGGATTGGTGCGCCAGGCGGATAAAACTGCTCTGATGGCGTATAGAGTGAATAAACTGTACCGTCCGTTAACCCTTCCGGCTTATTAGCAGAATATGCTGGTGACGTATGAATCGTCACGCTGGCATTACTGGTATAATCCCATTGAATATTTACACCAGTCGCATAATTTCCGATTGCAACGTAAATATCGTAAGTATCACCAGATGTATTGACCCAGGCAAAATTTGTAAACCCTGTCGATGTGCGCTGCCATAAAGCACCAGTAATCCCCTTCGGATTACCATTACCTGCACGTAAAACAAGTTCAGATATACCTGCCTGTTGAGGTGACCCCACGTTAAATCCAGCGCCACCAATCAACGTAATTGAAACAACAGAACTCGCCTGTGGCATGGTTACCGTTGCTAATTTGAACCAACCAGCACCACCGCTGAATGACATTGTTGTTGAGTTAAGCGTACCAATATCTTTCGGCGTCAGTGTTATATCCGCTGAAAGCGCCTTACCATTCACCTTACGGGCAGAAGGTACCCGACCATTCGCATTGTCATTAGCTGCTTTCACTGCTTTCGGTGTCGCAGCAAGCGTTTCAGATGTGCTGTTGGTTGCACTACTGAGCTGGACAATTCCTTTTTGTGCTGTCGTAGCGTCCTGTGCGGTGTATTTCCCGTTAGCCAGGTCATACGCGGCCTTAACGGCTTTTGGCGTTGCCGCCTGTGACTCGGAAGTGCTGTTGGTCGCACTGCTGAGCTGTACTATCCCCTTTTTCGTCGTGCTCGCATCCTCAAGCGCCACGGCGGATGCAATATCCTCTGCCCGTTTTGCTGCTGTCTCGGCGCGCGTTGCCGCGGATTCCGCCGTACTTTTGCTCTGTGCTGCCGCTGCCGCACTGCCAGCAGCCTCTGTCGCCTTCGTGGATGCCGTCGTGGCGCTGCCCCTCGCTGCTGACGCCTGTCTGGTCGCCTCATCTTTTGAAGCAGACGCAGATGATGCCGATGACGCCGCCGAACTGGCGGACGATGCGGCAGCCGTTTTTGAGGATTCTGCGCTGGTTTCCGACGCTTTCGCGTTCGTTTCGGATGTCTTCGCTGCGGAAGCAGACCTCGCTGCTGCGCTGGCCTGTTCAGTGGCTTCGCCAGCCTTCGTTGTGGCTGTTGAAGCAGACGATGCGGCACTTTCTGCCGACTTTCCGGCAGCGGTGGCACTGGCTGAGGCCTGCCCGGCACTTGTTGACGCGGCGCTGGCAGATGATGCAGCCGCTGTTTTTGAGCCTGCCGCAGCCGAGGCGCTCTGTCCCGCTGCCGTTTCAGAAGACCTGGCGTTCGTCTCGGACGTTTTTGCCGCCTTCGCGGAATTTCCTGCCGCCGTTGCCGAGGAAGCGGCACTACTGGCGCTTGATGATGCGTTCGTTTCTGATGATTTTGCCGCCTCTTTTGAAGCCGACGCATCCCGTGCTGAAGTGGCTGCTTCTGACGCTTTCGTAGTCGCGGTGGATGCAGAAGTGGCTGCTGATTGTTGTGACGCTGCCGCATTCGTTTCTGACGTTTTCGCCGCACCGGCACTGGTAGCCGCCGCGCTTTTTGAGGACTCTGCAGCGGCAGCACTTTTTAATGCTTCAGTGGCCTTTGTTGATGCCGTTCCTGCGCTGGAAGACGCTGACTGAGCCGACGAAGCAGCCTGTCCGGCTGACGTGCTGGCTGCGCGTGCTGAGCCTGCAGCATCAGTCGCATGGGTTGCCGCCTCACGGGCTGATGTGCTGGCATCGCTGGCTGACTTCTTCGCGGCTGCCGTGTTCTGTGCCACCGCGGACGCGTTACGCGCCACCTCTTCCACCATCAGTTCAAAACGGCGCAGTGCCTCAGGACGGGCATCATCCTCCGTCATGGCACCGAGAAAATCATTCAGCGTACCGGGTCGGGAATCTTCATACACGGTGATGGTCCCGGCATGTGACGGCGGGAATCCTTCCACCAACAGAATAACGCTGTACTGACCGTACTCAACGTCCATGCTGTAACGCCCGGCTTCATCCGGATTTTCTGAGGCCAGCGTGTTCACCACCACCGTGGTACTGTTACGTTTTGCTTTCAGCTGGATTGTGCAGTTCTGTACCGGTTTTCCTGTGCCGTCTTTCAGTACACCTGAAATCTTTACTGCCATATTCACCCCACAAAAAAGCCCGCCTGAACCGGCGGGCTGTCATAACACTGTGTTACCTGGCTAATCAGAATTTATAACCGACACCCACGATGAAACCGTCAGTGCGCCAGTCGCCACTGCCGGAACCTTCATAAGCGACATCAACGGCCACGGATTCGGTCGGGTTAAACTGCACGCCAGCCCCCCACGCCAGAGACGTGTTGCTGTGGCGACCGTCATCACTTCCGATCAGCACATCGTGCGTTTTCCCCGTATTGTCGGTCACCTGCAGATAATCCCCGGAGAAAGTCGACACACGGCTGTAAGCCACACCCGCCATCGCATACGCGCTGAACCATTCATTCACGCGCACAGACGGCCCCGCCATCACGCTGAACCAGCGGTTACGCACGGAATCTTCATGCCAGCGGGTATCGCTGTAATGCGTTTTTTGCTCATCTTCAGCGTTGGCATAACTGAATGACGTAATCAGCCCCAGCGTGTCCGTAAACTCATAACGGTATTTCACGTTAATCCCGTTCAGATTATCGCTGCCGGGAGCGTTCGTACGGGCATGAAGATACCCTGCGCTCAGTGTGGCCTGCTGCTCAGACGCCCATGCAGGCGCACCGGATACGGCCAGACAGATGGCTGCGGACAAAATGGCTGCACAAACTTTACGCATAATTACCTCTCGCTTTTCTGCAATAAAAAAGGCGCCATTTCTGGCGCCCGTATATGGGTTATAAAATTCAGCTGATACTGATGCCTGCGGTGGCTTTCTTCATCACCACAACCAGCAAATCGCTGATACTTGCTGTGGGATACCAGTCATTTACCAGCCATGCTGACACCGAAAACTCCAGCGTCATGTGGCCGTGACCAGCTGGCATATCAATAACACCACTGTAAATCAGCGTATTATCCAGCGCGGTACGGTTATAAATTTCAGCACCATTTTTCTTCACTATCAGGCGGCATGACGAATAAATATCGTTATTCTCCCGCTCATGTTTAGCGCCGCAGAATGCCACCGCCGGAATAACAATTTGCCTGTCAAAAGGCTGATCGTCATAAATCCTGACGGTAATGGTCCCTGATGGCCACCGCTCCGGTGCCCGGGAGTCCCGCGGGAAAGCCTTACCCACTGTTTTGACAATATCGCCTTCAATCTGGTTGGCTGACAGTTTCCCTTTAATCTGACAGTTCTCATTTATCGTAACGTTGTTGAGCGTCCCGGAGTTCGCATTCACACTGCCACTGATATCTGCATTTTTAGCGGTCAGCTTTCCGTCCGGTGTCAGGGAAAATGCAGGAGGATTACCGCCGCTGGTAATGGTGGGAGCCGTCAGATATTTCAGGAACACTTCATTCATAAATATCTGATCACCCTGACCAACAAACATCGGTTTTGTGTTGCCATTTGCAGGATTAATCATCGCAATCCTGTCTGCCGCCAGCAGCACCTGACTCTGCATGCCGTCGGGGGTGTTCTCAATACCGGCACCGATACCCGCGATATAAAGGCGTCCGTCCTGCATCTGCTGCAGCTTCACAGCCCACATGCTGTTCAGATTATTATTTGTATCAACCTGAACCTTCTGTATCTGCTGGATCGCTGCACTCTGGTCTTCCAGTTTCTTATTGACGGTCTGTGTGATTTCATTGCTGACATCCGTAATGGATGTCCTGATTTCAGCCAGGTCAGGCGCAAGCTGACCGTTATCAATCTGCGTCCACAGCTCCTGAGCCAGATGGGTTTTCCCTATCTCGCCTTTGAAAAAATCCAGATAGCCGGATGCGTCATCACTCGGCTGACCAACAGCCTCCACGAATGCCGATTTGCCAACGGTGTTCACACTGCGAACGTAAAAATAATAATTATGGCCCGGCCTGATATTGATACTGGCGGCTATCCAGTACAGCGCCGTGCCAAGATAGCGTGCTGTGGTTTCAACCTGCCTGATATCCGCAATCCGCTTTTCCGAGAACCAGAACTCAAACTGTACCGTCGGATCATAAACCGCAAGATGCGGCGTGGCGGTTATCTGAAAATAGCCCGGCGTCAGCTCAATCCGCGACGGCGCTGCCGGTGCGGCAATCCGGAACGATACCGACGCCGGATCGCCCTGCTGCCCCCACGCATTTACTGCCCGGACTGTCAGCCTGTAGTTCCCCAGAGCCAGTTGTGTGAAGCGGTAAGTGGTTTCCGTCGTCCGGGCCGTGCTGACCAGCCGCTCACTGCCGTCATCCGCTGTTACGGTCAGGCGAAGCATGAAACTCACGCCCTTCACCACCTTCGGCGTGTCCCAGCGGGCCAGTACCTGATACTCCCCGCTGTCTGCGGTGACTTCGGCAGTCAGGTGCTGCACTGCTGGCGGCGTGACACCATTCACCGTGCCGCTCTGGTCGCCGTCAAAGTGCGCCCCGTTATCCACGATAGCTTCTTTTTCCGGTACATGCTGCACGGCGGTGATGGCATACGTGCCGTCGTCGTTCTCACGGATACTCACGCAGCGGAACAGGCGCTGGCGCAGCGTCGGCAGCTTCAGCCCCCATACGCTGTATCCGGCAACGCCGTCAGGAACACGGCTCACTTTTACCTTCACGCCGTCGGTGACGGACTGGACCTCCACGCTGACCGGATTGCCACTTCCGTCAACCAGGCTTATCAGCGTGGTACCGGAGGATGGCAGCGTGATTTCACGGTCGAGCGTCAGCGTCCGGGTCTGGCTGTTCACCGCCAGCACGCGCCCGCCGGTGCTGATCCCCGCATAGTCATCATCGCAGATTTCAATGACATCGCCCGGCACATGGCGAAGCCCTTCCGCACCCACGCTGAAGTCCACGGTCTGCGTTTCCAGTAGTTCCGTTTTAATCAGCCACAGCCCGGCGCGGTGCGCCTGCCCCCGGCTGGTACAGCCAAAGGCATCCATCTTCGTGACGTTACGACCGTAACGGAGAATGGCCTGCGTATCTTCAACAAGCTCTGTCGCCGTCTCCCAGCCGTTATCCGGGTCAATCCAGTTCACCTCAACGGCATTATGACGGTCCTTCAGGGCACTGAAGCTGTAGCGGAACGGCGCGCCATCATCCGGCATCACCACATTACTGCAGTTATAGGTCCACACCTTATCCGACGGTCGGTCCTGCACGAACGTCAGCGTCTGCCCGTTCCATACCGGCATACAGCGCATCGCCGAGCAGAAATCACTGAGAACATCCCACGCCTTGCGCTGTGTGGTCAGCCAGGCATTACAGGTGATGCGCGGCTCCGTGCCGCCAAAACCGTCCGGCACCGACTGATCGCAATGCTGGCCGATGACATACAGCGCCCATTTGTCCACATCCGCCGCACCGAGACGCTTCCCCATGCCGTAGCGCGGATGGGTCAGCATATCCCACAGACACCAGGCCATGTTGTTGCTGTATGCTGGCTTAAACGTTCCGTCCCAGATACCGCTGTATTGCCGCGTCTGCGGGTTATAGTTCGACGGCACCTGCAGAATGCGCCCGCGAAGATGATAATTACGGCTCACCTGCTGGCTGCCGAACTGTTCCGAGTCCACCTGCACGCCGACCAGTGCCGTGTTCGGGTAGCACTGTTTCACATCGATGATTTCGGTGTATGACGACCAGAGCGTTTTGTTCTGCAGCTGGTCTGTGGTGCTGTCCGGCGTCATTCTGCGCATCCGGATATTAAACGGGCGCGGCGGCAGGTTATCCACCACCACCGAGGCCAGATACTGCGAGGTGGTTTTGCCCTTAATGGTGATGTCTTTTTCCGTCACCCAGCCACCATTACGCTGTATCTGAACCAGCAGGCGAACTTCCGACGGATTCCGGTCCCCCTTTGAGGTGGTTTCCACCAGTGCCTGCACACCGAAGGTAAAGCGCAGTCGGTCGATGTTTGCCGACGTGATGGCGCGGGTGATCGGCGTGTCGTATTTCACTTCCGTACCCAACACCGTCTCGGAGCCGGAGGATTCAAATCCCTCCGGCGGAGTCTGCTCCTGCTCACCAGCCCGGAACACCACCGTGACACCGGCGATGTTGGTATTCCCATCACTGTCCAGCACCGGCGTACTGTTCAGCAGCACGCTTTTTAATCCATCCACCGGACCTTCAATCGGCCCTTCACTGATGGCATCAATCACACTCAGCAACTGCGTGGACTTCAGGTTGTCCTTCGCTTCGCGCGGGGTATGCCCCTTACTGCTTCCTTTACCCATTCCTCACGCTCCATAAACGACAAAACCGCCCGCAGGCGGTTTCACATAAAACATTTTGCATCAGCGACCAATCACCACAACCTGACCACCGTCCCCTTCGTCTGCCGTGCTGATCTCCTGAGAAACCACGCGTGACCCCACGCGCATTTCCCCGTACAGAACAGGCAGAACATTGCCCTGGGCAACCATGTTATCCAGTGAGGAGAAATAGGTGTTCTGCTTACCGTTATCCGTTGTCTGTGTACGGGGAGTTCTGGCTTTCGGTGCCAGCATCTGCGCCACACCACCGAGCACCATACTGGCACCGAGAGAAAACAGGATGCCGGTCATACCACCGGCCCCAATGGCTGCCCCCCATGCTGCAAGGGTGGCTCCGGCGGTAAAGAATGATCCGGCAATGGCGGCAGCCCCCAGGACAATCTGGAATACGCCACCTGACTTGGCCCCGGCGACTCTGGGAACAATATGAATCACAGCGCCATCAGGCAGAGTCTCATGTAACTGCGCCGTTAACCCGGACGTGCTGACGTCCCGCCCGGCAATCCGTACCTGATACCAGCCGTCGCTCAGTTTCTGACGAAACGCCGGGAGCTGTGTGGCCAGTGCCCGGATGGCTTCAGCCCCCGTTTTCACACGAAGGTCGATGCGGCGACCAAATCGTTGTAAATCCCCGTAAAGGCAGATGCGCGCCATGCCCGGTGACGCCAGAGGGAGTGTGTGCGTCGCTGCCATTTGTCGGTGTACCTCTCTCGTTTGCTCAGTTGTTCAGGAATATGGTGCAGCAGCTCGCCGTCGCCGCAGTAAATTGCGGCGTGATTCGGCACCGATGAACCAAAACAGCACAGCAGCACATCGCCCGGCTGTGCCGCTGACAACGGCACCTGATACAGCCCCGTCGCCTCCAGATTATCCAGATAGAGATTCTGGCCGTTACGCCACCAGTCATCCTCACGATGAAAGTCCGGCATCTCAATCCCCGCCAGATGATAAGCATCCCGGAACAGTGTGTAACAGTCCGTCACACCGTGCTCAAAGCGCCGCCCGGTGAGATGCGGCACACAGCGGAACTTATGAATCGTCCCCCGGCAGACCAGCCACCACGGCAAATCACTCTGCACCTGCAGCCGCCGGTCGGCCTCACTCAGCCAGGGCAGACCACCGGGGTGGCTGTGGACCAGCGCCACAATCTCACCCTGCATTTCTGCCTTCAGCCAGTCTTCCGGCGACATACGGAAATACGCCTCCGGCTCACCGGAGATATTCACGCAGGGGAAATATCTTTCCCCCTCCGGCGTGCTTACCACGAAGCCGCACGACTCCGCTGGCGCACATCGCCGGGCGTGCGCCAGAATCGCTGATTCTGTCTGTGTCATGGGATTTACTGCGAAAGTTTGTTAATGGAAAGGAAGCCGCCAAAGTTGCCGACGTTATTGCGGAACTTACAACCGCTCAGGCATTTGCTGCATTTATCCTTCGTGATATCGGACGTTGGCTGGTCATATTCATCCGCGACAGCCGGACCGCTATAACCGCACTCGTCACCGCGATAGGTCCAGGTGCAGGTGTTGGCCAGCATGATACGTCCCGGAAAAACAGCGCCATCCGTTTCCGTCGGCGTGGACAGTACAAAAGAGGCACTCACCGCGCTCAGTTCGCTGCACTGCTCAATGCGCCAGCGGCTGATCACCTCCTGCTCCGGATCGGCGCCACTGTTTCCGTTGACGAAGTTCACCGCATCCAGAAAACGGGCGTAAACCTTACGCCGGACCACCGTTCCACCGACCAGACTCTGCAGATCTTCCGCCATCCCGGTGACCATACCGTACAGGTTAGAAACCGTCAGTGTGGGGCGCGTACTGGTGCCTTTGCCATTCAGTTCAAAACCACTCCCCTGAATGGGATACGGCTGATACTGTCGCCCCTGCCAGGTGACCGGCTCACCTTTTTCGTTCTGCTCATTACAGAAAAAATAACGTTCTCCACCGACCTCTGTCAGGTCGATTTCCCAGAGCACCACGCTGGCCGACTGCTCCGCACGGGTGCATTCATTCAGTGTTTCCTGCCGGATATCCTGCATCAGTTCACCACCTGTTCAAACTCTGCGCTGAACTCAACACGCAGCATACTGACCCGCGACGACCATTTTGCGCAGGTCACCTTTATCTGCCGCCACTCATAAGGCGGCGTCCACAGAAAGGCTTTCCAGCCCCCGTGCTCAGCCAGAAACGACTCCAGCGCCGTGGCCTCCCAACGGGGAACAGAAAGCGTCACGCTGTACGTTTTCAGGTCGGCATTCAGCCCGGCAGGCGCTCGCTGGGAATAGCCATCACCAAAGCGCACTTTCCTGACGGAAGGGGCCGAAGCCACATCCATACCGGGTTTCACTTTCCAGCGGAAGGTCTTCATCGTCCACCTCCGGAGAACAGACCACCATCGCGCATCTGTGCCTGAATTTCATCACGGGCACCCTTGCGGGCCATGTCATACACTGCCTTCATCATCTGTGGACCTGGCAGACCATTCGTACCGTCGTTCTGAATCACCACGTGATTGTTCTGATTAAAATTAATGCCTTCAGCCCGCCGCATCTGCGCCGGACTTCCGGCACCGCCCACATAACCACCTTCCGCATAGCCCCGCATCAGGCGGTACAGGTTGCCGACACCAATTCGGCTGGTTGCCTCCTTCGTGAAGACAAATTCACCACGGTGAACAATCCCCGCTGGCTCATATTTGCCGCCGGTTCCCGTAAATCCTCCGGTTGCAAAATGGAATTTCGCCGCAGCGGCCTGAATGGCTGTACCGCCTGATGCGGATGCGCCGCCACCAACAGCCCCGCCAATGGCGCTACCGATACTCCCGACAATCCCCACCATTGCCTGCTTAAGCAGAATTTCTGTCATCATGGACAGCACGGAACGGGTGAAGCTGCGCCAGTTCTGCTCACTGCCGGTCAGCATCGCCGCCATATTCTGCGCAATACCATCAAAGGTCTGCGTGGCTGCACTTTTAACCTGCGACATACTGTCCGTGGCGCTCTCTTCCCACTCACTCCAGCCGGACCTGAGGCCTGCCATCCAGCTCCCGCGAAGCTGGTCTTCAGCCGCCCAGGTCTTTTTCTGCTCTGACATGACGTTATTCAGCGCCAGCGAATTATCGCCATACTGTTCCTTCAGGCGCTGTTCTGTGGCTTCCCGCGCTGCCTGCCGGTCAGTAAGCCCCCGGTTTTTCGCCTCAATGGCTGCCCGTTTTGCCCGTTGTTGCTGTGCGAACTTATCCGCCTGCTGCGCCAGCGCGTTCAGGCGCTCCTGATACGTAACCTTGTCGCCAAGTGCAGCCAGCTGGCGTTTGTACTCCAGCGTCTCATCTTTATGCGCCAGCAGGGATTTCTCCTGTGCGGACAGCTGGCGACGTTGCGCCGCCTCCTCCAGTACCGCGAACTGACTCTCCGCCTTCCACAAATCCCGGCGCTGCTGGCTGATTTTCTCATTTGCTCCGGCATGCTTCTCCAGCGTCCGGAGTTCAGCCTGAAGCGTCAGCAGGGCAGCATGAGCACTGTCTTCCTGACGATCGCCCGCAGACACTTTCACGCCGGACTGTTTCGGCTTTTTCAGCGTCGCTTCATAATCCTTTTTCGCCGCCGCCATCAGCGTGTTGTAATCTGCCTGCAGGATTTTCCCGTCTTTCAGTGCCTTGTTCAGTTCTTCCTGACGGGCGGTATATTTCTCCAGCGGCGTCTGCAGGCGTTCGTAAGCCTTCTGCGCCTCTTCGGTATATTTCAGCCGTGATGCCTCAGACTCGGCCCAGTCCTTTGCTGCCATCTCTCTGGCCTTTTCAAGATCGGCCTGCAACGTGGCGGCTGAAAGCCCAAGTTGCGCATTCGCTCTGTCCTCCCATGCTCCCCGGAGATTGGCAAGAAATGCTGAGGTTTTACCGCGCCGGTGGCTTCGGCTCTGATACCACTGCCATTTTTTGTCCGCCTCATCAAAAGCCTTTTCTGCTTTCTCCAGCATTCCCTGGGCAGTGTCCGGGCGACCAATATCCAGCACCGAATCCCACATGGATTTGAATGCCCGTGCTGTCCTGTCTGCCCAGGTCTCCAGCGTGCCCATGTTCTCTTTCAGGCGGCGGGTCTGGTCATCAAACCCTTTCGTTGCGGCCTCGTTCGCCGCCTGCAATGCCCCGGCTTCATCTCCGGAACGCTGCAACTGAGCAACATACGCAATCTGCTCCGCCGTCACGTTATGGAACTGACGTGCCATCGCTGTCAGTCCCGACGTCGGGTCTGTGGTCAGCTTCCCGAAGGCTTCAGCGACCTTGTCCACCTCCACGCCGGATGCAGAGGAGAAACGCGCCACACTCTGGCTGATCGCCTCAAACTGCTCACCACCACGCACACCGGCATTCACCAGCGCCGTCAGTGACTCGCTGGTCTGGTTAAACGTCAGCCCTGCCGCCTGCCCGGCTCTGGACAGGGCCAGAATACGATCTGCCGTCAGTCCCGCCTGATTGCCGGAAAGGACCAGCGTTTTGTTGAAATCGGACAGGGTTGAGTTGCCCTGATACCAGGCATACGCCAGCGCACCGGTCGCCACCGCCAGCGAGGTGGCCCCCACCATCGGCAGGGTGATCGCACCGGCAAGCCCCCTGAACATGGGGATCATCCCGCCGAAGGAGTCCTTAACCTGACCACCCTGTTGCAGCAGGATCAGCCACGGACTTTGCCCGCCTGCAAGCTGCGTGGCCACGTCGGTGAACTGTGCAGGCAGCATACGCATGGCGGCTTTATACTGCCCGACGGAAATCCCCGCTTTCTGTGCAGCCAGCGCCTGTCGGCTCAGCGACTGTTCAACGACTGCCGCTGTTTTTTTCGCATCAGTTTCCGTACCGGAAAAATGACGCCTGACTCTGGCCATCTGCTCGTCAAATCTGGCCGCATCCAGACTTAAATCAACGACCAGATCGCCTACCGGTTCAGCCATACCGGACTCCTCCTGCGATCCCTTCTGATACTGTCATCAGCATTACGTCATCCTCCGTCATGTCCGCCACATCCGGGGAAGCGGGGATAACTTCATTCCCGTCCGGGCCAAAACGAACGCCTCCGGCAAGCCCTGCCGCTTTCTGCATCAGCACATCATCTTCAGGCTCTTCGTCAGCCTCGCGCCGGTTCAGCAGACTGAAATCCAGCGGATGCATATCCGGATCGCTGAAAAACAGGCTGAGCACGGTGTACGTCAGCCCGGAAAAGTGCATATCCAGCAGAACATCATGAAAATAATGGGTACTGTAAAAGCGGTGCCAGTCGGCATACTCCGTGGATGACATCCCGGCAAGCATGGCACGCCAGTCGGGTCGCCCCATCTCGCGCGCCAGTTTCAGGGCAAAACTCAGCTCACCGTCGAACACTTTCCCGCAGAAACAGGCTCTGCAGGCCCGGCATCCTCTGCCTGTTCAGGGGCATCATTCACCACAAACTCATACATACCGGACAGCCGGTACACCACGTTTTCAGCATGAGAAATTGCCTCTGTAGGCCAGGTGGTAAGCACTTCCTGCTCAATCTGTTTAACGGCTTCATTCATGGAAGGCATCTGCGTCTTCTGCGGATGGTTATGCCACAGGGACATCGCCACCACACAAGCACCGGTTCTGATGGCGTCTTCCACAGTAAACTTCCGGTTGCTGTCTGACTCCGCCTGTTCTGCCTGCCGTTTCATCAGGGCGAGATGCTCAATACGCTGCAGGGCTGACAGTTCAGAAAGCGTGACGGTCACACCGTTATGTTCAAATGATTCGGTTTTCAGGAACATCGCTGACTCTCCGGATTAACTGGCGGTGACGTTGATTTCTGCAACCGCAGCAAGTTCACCATTACCGGATACGACCGGAATGTTGACCTTGCCTGCAGCAACACCTTTCACGGTGATGGTCATACCACTGACCGACACGGTGGCTTTTGTTTTATCCGCTGACACCGCACGGAAGCTCTTGTCGGTTGCGCCTTCCGGCTGGAATGCCACGGTCAGCGTGGTGCTCTGCCCTTTCACCACCGAGGTGCTGGCAGGCGTCACGGTCATGCCGGTTGCCGCTGTGACCGTGCTGTGATCTTCTGCCATCGACGGACGGCCCACATTGGTGACCTTCACCGTGCGGGTGATCACTTCCTTCGCCGTCACCGCCTTACCGATACTGCTGACCCAGCCGCGGAACACATCGACCGTGCCATTCGGGAAGCGGATTTTATAGGCTCGGGTATCCCCTTCATTAAACCACGCCAGCAGCGCCTGCTGCCCCTGCTCTCCGGGCATCCACGCCAGCGTGAAGCTGGTATCTCCGGCAGATTTCTGCCCCTGCCCGGTCGCAGTCCAGTCCGCATCTTCATCATCGAGATAGCTGTCGTCATAGGACTCAGCGGTCAGTTCGCCGGGCGTCAGGTCTTTAACTTTAGCCAGACGCGACCAGTCAACGTCTGAAAGCGGGTTCGCATAAGGGTCACCGTTCCCCTTATAAACCCACAGTGTGGTCCCGGCCCCTTTCACCGGCATTACTGGATTTGGTACAGGCATAGCGTCCTCACATTTCATAGGTAATGACATAAGTCAGATCGGCTGAACTCCACAGGCCCGCATCATCGTCGCGCCGGTAGTCATAGCCGCTGGCCACCATACTGGTGATCAAATCTGACAGTGCCGGGATATCGCTCATCACCGGATAAATCCGGGACTCCATCCACGAATCCAGCTCTGAATCCGGCACCTGAGCAGGCAGGAAAACTTCAATATGCAGCTCCGCCTGCCAGGTATCGCTGTCCAGCTCTTCGCCCGTGTATTCAGCGCCGGTGAGATAAACGGCAATTGCCGGAAAATCCGCCTCATCAAAAACAGCGGGGCGACCATCAAAAAGCGTCGCCCCGGTGTCATGCTTCTCCAGTGCATCCAGTACGGCTGCACGGAGTTCAGTATGTTTCATCGCTTTATTACCATTCTCAGTTGATGCTGCAGCGCATAGCCCAGCTCTTTCGGAAGACGTTCACGCCGTATCCGTTCAATATTCTGTTTAAACGCCGTGGTAAGCGGCACCGCCATCGGGATTTTCACCACATCAATGGGGTAACGGTTTTTCCCGGCCACACGCTGCATGACATGCCACCGGCCATTTTTCAGTTGCTGAATAAACGCGCCGGGAATACGACGGTTTCCCACCACAAGCACGCTGCCGCCACCTTTCAGGGATGAACGCTGCCCCTTTTTACGACGTCTGCGGCGGGAAAGGACAACCCGCGCGTTACCCAGCTTGATTACGGGCAAATCCCCCCGGTTAACCCTGATTCTGGCCTGCGGATTTTTGACCGTGGCCCTTTTCAGCCTGGCCCTTTCCTTTACCAGTTTCCGGCGTACCTTTGTCTCACGGGCAACCTGTGACGCAGACTGCGATATCGCGGATGACGCAACGCGGTTAATGGCCATTGCGGCGGCACCAGGCACCGCCGTTTTGCTGATACGGCTGAGGTTTTCAACGGCCTGCTCAAGACCTTTTATGGCCATACATCCCCCTTTCAGCGGCGACGGTTAACGGCAGGCGGCACGCCACGCCCAAGCCAGAGATGACAGCTTCCGCCATCATCCGGCGAAATCCGGTCCACCCAGAAGTTTTCCTCGCCGATGGTCAGTGTGTCTCCACGCCGCAGCTGCCGCACATCATCAGTCCGGACAAACAGGGACGGGCTGGAGCCTTCAACGCGCACCCCCTGTCCGGCATAGCTGATATTTTCAGGGTCATCAAAAACACCACGTATCACAGCACCGGACAGCTCACCGGATGTCATGGTGGCTGACGTTCCCATGTACCCGCGTATCGTTTCATCGGCGCGGGCAATGGCAGCATCGAACAGGTTATCGGAATCAGCCACAGCGCCTCCCGTTATTGCATTCTGGCCAGGCCATGTTCTGTCATTTCGGCTGCCACACCGGCAGAGACACGAAACGCCGTTCCCGGCAGCACAAATGCCACAGGCTCATCCCGCGTGGCGTGAAGTGCATCAGTATGCAGCGTCACCAGTGCCACGACCGTGACCAGAGCAGCCGTATCAATCACGGTATCCGGCTGCGCTGATACCACCTCATTTTCATGTCCGGTCAGCGCATTTTCCGGGCTGACAGATGTGTCCTGACCGGCAGCGTCATCCGTGTCATCAAGCTCCTCTTCCAGCTCTGCCACACGGAGCACCAGTTCTTCTTTCGTCCCCGTCAGGCTGACATCACGGTTCAGTTGCTCACCCAGCACCTGAAGACGGGCAATCAGTTCATCTTTCGTCATGGACTCCTCTACAGAGAGAAAATGGCCCCGAAGGGCCATGATTACGCCAGTTGTACGGACACGAACGCATCAGGATCAGCCAGCAGCATCAGCGGTGCTGACTGAATCATGGTGAACTCACGCGCCGGATCGCCGGTGGTCACCCAGTTTTTCGGGTAGCGGGCAGAGGCGTTAATACCTTCGCGCTGTGCGTCCGCATCCTGAATGCAGCCATAGGTGCGCAGACCGCGTGCCTGAGTGTTCCCCAGCACCATCGTGTTGTCCGGCAGGAAGTTCTTTTTGACGTCGTTTTCCACGTACTGTCCGGAATACACGACGATCGCCGTATCGCCATACATCCCCTTATAGGACACCGCTTCGCCCAGGTCTTTTACCGCTGTCTCCAGCTCGGAATTAGAGCCGCGACGGGTATCCAGCTTCTCCTTGACGGCTTTGAAGGAACGGAACAGCGCCCAGCCTTTCGGATCAAACACGATGATATTCACCACGCCGCTGGCGTTCAGCGCATAGGCTTCGATATCGTCGGTCGGGTCATACGTGGACTTGTCACGCTTGCTCCACTCCGTACCACCGGACTGTGTGATGTTGTTCGCCGCACTGCGGCCCATATCCACCTCAACCGGATCGAAGGCTTCACCGGTCATGGTGTATTTGCCCTTAAGCACAGCAGAAACTGCCTGCATCTCTTCGACCTGAGCAATGGCCAGCTCTTCGTCTCGCATGTTCTGCATGATGATGCGACGGCGGCGGTAAGCCGGGTCCGCCAGATTCTGCGGATCTTCATCCGGCAGGCGACGCAGGGTCATCTGCGGATTCACCTCATGCTTGGGTTTGACATATCCCGGCGTAAATTCAGAGGTGGAGCCGCCACGGGAACGGATAACCTCACCGGAAACAATCGGCGAAACGTACAGCGCCATGTTTACCAGTCCCGGAATTTGTGAGAGATAGACTTTCTCCGTGGTGAAGGGATAGCTCTCACGGAAAAAGAGACGCAGAAACAGCGGATCAAACTTAAATTTCTGCTCATTTGCCGCCAGCAGCTGGGCGGTTGTGTACATCGACATAAAAAAATCCCGTAAAAAAAGCCGCACAGGCGGCCTTTAGTGATGAAGGGTAAAGTTAAACGATGCTGATTGCCGTTCCGGCAAACGCGGTCCGTTTTTTCGTCTCGTCGCTGGCAGCCTCCGGCCAGAGCACATCCTCATAACGGAACGTGCCGGACTTGTAGAACGTCAGCGTGGTGCTGGTCTGGTCAGCATCAACCGCCAGAATGCCAACGGCAGTACCGTCGGTGGTGCCATCCCACGCAACCAGCTTACGGGTGGAGGTGTCCAGCATCAGCGGGGTCATTGCAGGCGCTTTCGCACTCAATCCGCCGGGCGCGGTTGCCGTATGAGCCGGGTCACTGTTGCCCAGCGGCTGGTAATGGGTAAAGGTTTCTTTGCTCGTCATAAACATCCCTTACACTGGTGTGTTCAGCAAATCGTTAACGGCATCAGATGCCGGGTTACCTGCAGCCAGCGGTGCCGGTGCCCCCTGCATCAGACGATCCAGCGCAGTGTCACTGCGCGCCTGTGCACTCTGTGGTGCAGCTGCCAGAATGCGGCGGGCCGTTTCCACGGTCATACCGGGGGTTTCTGCCAGCACGCGGGCCTGTTCTTCGCGTCCGTGAGCCTCCTCACAGTTGAGGATCCCCATAATGCGGCTGTTTTCTGCCGCAACCGCAGCGGTGATCTGCGCGTTCACGTCCGGCTGCGCCGCGCTGGCGTTTTCGCCCTCCGTCGCTGGCACCACGTCAGTAACGTCAGCCTGCGAAGCAGTGGCTGAAACAGTTGTTGATTGAGTCTCTTTGGTCATTCGCCCTCCTGAGAGACGGGATTTACGTGCATCCAGTGCATCACGCATAACGGTGATCGCATCGGTGCTGTTGACAAGTTCATCAGCCAGTCCGGCATCAATGGCCTCCTGACCGCTGTACACTGCAGCCTCGGTATCCAGCACAGCCTGCACGGACAGGCCGGTATATGCCGACACCTTCTGTGCAAACATCCGGCGGGTTGCATCCATCCGGGACTGCAGTGTCTCCCGGACATCATCCGGTAGATGGCTGTAGGGGTTGCCATCCACCTTATGGCTGCCGCTGTAAATCAGCGTGATTTCCACGCCCTGTTTCTCCAGTGCAGCGCCGTAATTACTGTGAGCCATCATGACGCCGATGGAGCCTGTCCGGGCGGTCTGCGTGACCAGACGCCGGGAGGCGGCACTGGCAAGCAGCTGACCTGCGCTGCAGTTCATGTCATTGGCCAGCGCCCATACCGGCTTTATGTCACGCACACGGGCGATGATGTCAGCGCAGTCAAATGCCCCCGCCACCATCCCGCCGGGCGTGTCCATATCGAGCAGAATGCCGTCCACCATCGGATCGCTGGCAGCCTGTTGCAGACGGGCGATAATGCCGTTGTAACCGGTCATCCCCGAGTACGGCTGCAGCGCCCGCGTCCGGCTGACCAGCGTGCCGGACACCGGCAGCACGGCGATGCCGTTCATGACCTGATAACTGCGGGCCTGTCGTGGTCCGTCATCATCACCGGATAATGCCAGCGTCGCGAGTGCCTCCTGGGCAGTCAGGCTGTCGCCGGACACCGCATCCGTCAGGCGGCTGATCTCAAGCTGGCCTGCAAGCGCACAAAAGAAAACCCGCGCATAGGCGGGTTCAAGCATCAGCGGCTCATTAAAAGCCATGCTGGCAATATGCGGGAGATTACGCAGCTCTGCTGTCACTCTTCTCCTCCTCTGTTGATTGTCGCAGCCCGGATTCAAATGCCGCAGCCGCCCAGGCGGGCGGTTTAAGACCAGCTGCGCGGCGCTCCATCGTTTCACGGACCTGCTGGGCAAAAATTTCCTGATAGTCGTCACCGCGTTTCGCGCACTCTTTCTCGTAGGTGCTCAGTCCGGCTTCTATCAGCATCACCGCTTCCTGAACTTCTTTCAGACCATCGATGGCCATACGACCGGAGCCTATCCAGTCGCAGTTCCCCCAGGCACTGCGGGCTTCCTGAAAGCTGAAGCGCGCTTTTGAAGGTAACGTCACCACGCGGCGAACGATGGCCTCTTCCAGCCAGCACAGAAACATCTGGCTCGCCTGACGGGATGCGACGAATTTTCGCCGCCCCATAAAGTACGCCCACGACTCGTTCGCACTGGCCCGTGCCGTGGAGTAGCTCATCTGGGCGTAATTCCGGGAAAGTTGCTCATACGAGACACCCAGCCCGGCAGCGATATACCGCAACAGTGACTGCTCAAACACGGAGTAGCCGTTATCCGTGTCCTGAGCCGTCTGCAGGTTCAGTGAGTCCCCCGGCATCAGGTGCGGTACTTTTGCGCCTCCCAGCCGGACCGGCGCTGCGGCGTAATACGCGGCAATTTCACCAATCCAGCCGGTCAGCCTTTCCCGCTGCTCTTGACTGTTCGCGCCCAGAATAAAATCCATCGCTGACTGCGTATCCAGCTCACTCTCAATGGTGGCGGCATACATCGCCTTCACAATGGCGCTCTGCAGCTGCGTGTTCTGCAGCGTGTCGAGCATCTTCATCTGCTCCATCACGCTGTAAAACACATTTGCACCGCGGGTCTGTCCGTCCTCCACGGGTTCAAAAACGTGAATGAACGAGGCGCGCCCGCCGGGTAACTCACGGGGTATCCATGTCCATTTCTGCGGCATCCAGCCAGGATAGCCGTCCTCGCTGACGTAATATCCCAGCGCCGCGCCGCTGTCATTAATCTGCACACCGGCACGGCAGTTCCGGCTGTCGCCGGTATTGTTCGGGTTGCTGATACGCTTCGGACTGACCATCCGGAACTGTGTCCGGAACAGTCGCGACGGGCTGGTATCCCAGGTGGCCTGAACGAACAGTTCACCGTTAAAGGCATGCATGGCCACACCTTCCCGAATCATCATGGTGAACGTGCGTTTTCGCTCAACGTCAATGCAGCAACAGTCGTCCTCGGCAAACTCTTTCCATGCCGCTTCAACCTCGCGGGAAAAGGCACGGGCTTCTTCCTCCCCGATGCCCAGATAGCGCCAGCTTGGGCGATGACTGAGCCGGAAAAAAGACCCGACGATATGATCCTGATGCAGCTGGATGGCGTTGGCAGCATAGCCGTTATTGCGTACCAGATCGTCCGCGCGGGCATTGCCACGGGTAAAGTTGGGCAGCAGGGCTGCATCCACACTTTCACCCGGTGGGTTCCACGCCCGCAACTGCCCACCAAATCCGCTGCCACCGCCGTGATAACCGGCATATTCACGCAGCGATGTCATGCCGTCCGGTCCCAGAAGGGTGGGAATGGTGGGCGTTTTCATACATAAAATCCTGCAGGTCCCCTGCGTCGCTGTGTCATGCCGGTCTGCACCTCCAGCTCCGCAATGTATTTTTTCAGGTCAGACACGGAAGTGGCCGTAAACTCCACTCGCCGTCCGTCTTTCTGTACCGTTGCCACCCGTTTACCTGTCATCAGGTCATGCAGTGCCGCACGGGCAGCGGCAAGTTCTTCCTGTCGCGTCATTCATCCTCTCCGGATAAGGCACGGGCGTAATCTGCCAGTGTTTTCTTGTTGGTTGCTGCACCATCCTCTTCCTGCAGGCTCGCCAGCAGTGCACTGAGATCCAGCTGCCAGCGGGAAATACTGATGCGCAGCGCCGCCAGCGCATAAACGAAGCAGTCGAGCGCCTCATTGCGTCGCTTTTTGCTGTCCCACAGTATTTTTTTCCTGCCATCCACCCATTTTTCGACCTGCTCTTCAGCAGTCAGCTGCTGCGCTTCGGTCAGATCAAAAATATCCGGGTTATTCGGGAAGTGAACGGCACCGGGAAGCGGTTCATCCCCTTCCGGCGTCAGTGTGAAGCGGTTATAAATCTGCTCTTTCGCGGTATCCGTACCGATTTCGGTAAGGTAAACCCCGTTTTTGTTTCGCTTACGTGGCATGCTGGCCACCGGCTTTCCGTAGACGGATGCCCCTTTAATGGGGATCACCCGGAACAGCCCATGTTTTTTCGAGCGTTCATACACAATGGTCGGGTCAATCCCGCCAATATCCCAGCAGATACGGGATACCGACATTTCTGCACCATTCCGGCGGGTATAGGTTTTATTGATGGCCTCATCCACACGCAGCAGCGTCTGTTCATCGTCGTGGCGGCCCATAATAATCTGCCGGTCAATCAGCCAGCTTTCCTCACCCGGCCCCCATCCCCATACTCGCATTTCGTAGCGGTCCAGCTGGGAGTCGATACCGGCGGTCAGGTAAGCCACACGGTCAGGAACGGGCGCTGAATAATGCTCTTTCCGCTCTGCCATCACTTCAGCATCCGGACGTTCGCCGATTTTCGCTTCCCACGTCTCACCGAGCGTGGTGTTCACGAAGGTTTTACGTTTTCCCGTATCCCCTTTCGTCTTCATCCAGTCTTTGACAATCTGCACCCAGGTGGTGAACGGGCTGTACGCCGTCCAGATGTGAAAGGTCACGCTGTCAGGCGGTTCAATCTCTTCACCGGATGACGAAAACCAGAGAATGCCATCACGGGTCCAGATCCCGGTCTTTTCGCAGATATAACGGGCATCAGTGAAGTCCAGCTCCTGCTGGCGGATGACGCAGGCATTATGTTCGCAGAGATAAAACACGCTGGAGGGATCATCCGGCGTCCATTTGAGGCCAAACGGCGTCTCTTTATCGCCAAATTTAAGGTACTGCTCCTCCCCGCAGTGCGGGCAGGCAACATGAAAACGCATAAAATGCGGGGATTCACTGGCTGCACGCTCAATCTGACAGGTGCCTCTCACTTTGGGCGTGGAGCCACGGATGGACTTTGGCCAGACCGAGCCTTCAATACGCTTGTCACCCAGGAACGTCGGAGAGCCTTCCTGTTCAATATCATCATCAAAAGCAGCAAGTTCATCATAACCCGCCACATCCACCGACTTTTCACGGTAGTTTTTTGCCGCTTTACCGCCCAGGCACCAGAAGCCACGCCCATTAGTGAAACGCTTCATGGTGAGCGTGTTATCCCGGTGCTTTTTGCCATACCACGGGGCCAGCGCCAGCAGCGACGGAATATCACGAATAGTCGGCTCAACGTGGGTTTTCATAAAGTTCTCGGCATCACCATCCGTCGGCAACCAGATAAGGGTGTTGCGCTGCTTATGCTCTATGAAGTAGGCATAAACACCCAGCAGCATTTTGGAATAACCGACACGGGCAGACTTCACCACATTCACCTCACGGATGTAGTCGCTGCCCATCGCATTCATGATGGCCCGCTGAAAGGGCAGTGTTTCCCAGCGCCCTTCCTGGTATGCGGATTCTTTCGGGAGATAGTAATTAGCATCCGCCCATTCAACGGCGGTCTGTGGCTCCGGCCTGAACAGTGAGCGAAGCCCGGCGCGGACAAAATGCCGCAGCCTGTTAACCTGACTGTTCGATATATTCACTCAGCAACCCCGGTATCAGTTCATCCAGCGCGGCTGCTTTGTTCATGGCTTTGATGATATCCCGTTTCAGGAAATCAACATGTCGGTTTTCCAGTTCCGGAAAACGCCGCTGCACCGACAGGGGGATCCCGTCGAGAATACTGGCAATTTCACCTGCGATCCGCGACAGCACGAAAGTACAGAATGCGGTTTCCACCACTTCAGCGGAGTCTCTGGCATTTTTCAGCTCCTGTGCGTCGGCCTGCGCACGCGTAAGTCGATGGCGTTCGTACTCAATAGTCCCTGGCTGGAGATCTGTCTCGCTGGCCTGCCGCAGTTCTTCAACTTCCCGGCGCAGCTTTTCGTTCTCAATTTCAGCATCCCTTTCGGCATACCATCTTATAACGGCGGCAGAGTCATAAAGCACCTCATTACCCTTGCCACCGCCTCGCAGAACGGGCATTCCCTGTTCCTGCCAGTTCTGAATGGTACGGATACTCGCACCGAAAATGTCAGCCAGCTGCTTTTTGTTGACTTCCATTGTTCATTCCACGGCCAAAAACAGAGAAAGGAAACGACAGAGGCCCAAAAGCTCGTTTTCAGCACCTGTCGTTTCCTTTCTTTTCAGGGGGTATTTTAAATAAAAACATTAAGTTACGACGAAGAAGAACGGAAATGCCTTAAACCGGAAAATTTTCATAAATAGCGAAAACCCGCGAGGTCGCCGCCCCGTAACCTGTCGGATCGCCGGAAAGGACCCGCAAAATGATAATAATTATCATCTGCATGTCACAACGTGCATCTACGCCATCAAACCACGTCAAATAATCAATTATGACGCAGATATCGTATTAATTGATCTGCATCAACTTAACGTAAAAACAACTTCAGACAATACAAATCAGCGACACTGAATACGGGACAACCTCATGTCAACGAAGAACAGAACCCGCAGAACAACAACCCGCAACATCCGCTTTCCTAACCAAATGATTGAACAAATTAACATCGCTCTTGAGCAAAAAGGGTCCGGGAATTTCTCAGCCTGGGTCATTGAAGCCTGCCGCCGGAGACTGTGCTCAGAAAAAAGAGTTTCTTCTGAAGCAAACAAAGAAAAGAGTGACATTACTGAATTGCTCAGAAAACAGGTCAGACCAGATTGAAGCAATTTAGATAATCGTGCAGACTACGCCCCCTCATATCACATGGAAGGTTTATCTATGGATCAGGTAGTCATTTTTAAACAAATATTTGATAAAGTTCGAAACGATTTAAACTATCAATGGTTTTATTCTGAGCTAAAACGTCACAATGTCTCACATTACATTTACTATTTAGCCACAGAGAATGTTCATATTGTATTAAAAAATGATAATACAGTGTTATTAAAGGGCCTAAAAAACATTGTGTCTGTCAAATTTTCAAAGGATAGGCATCTTATAGAAACGACCTCTAATAAGCTGAAATCCAGAGAGATCACATTTCAGGAATACAGAAGAAACCTTGCTAAAGCAGGAGTTTTTCGGTGGGTTACAAATATCCACGAACAAAAAAGATATTACTATACCTTTGATAATTCATTACTATTTACTGAAAGCATCCAGAAAACTACACAGATCTTACCACGCTAAACCATAACGTCCGGCTTCTCTCACTCCTGAGCCGGACTGCATTGGTTTAATAAAAACCATCAACAATTGTGATTTAGATATTCGGAACCATTCAAATATAACAAAACCCCGTAAAAACGAGGTTTATGGATAAATTTTATTATTGAATACATCAGATTAAATTAATCTTGACATCATAGCTTTCAAGACCCGTCATTTTTTCCCGTGCGGTAAACTGAATACTGGTAACTTCTTTCCCGGTCTTTTTCTTAAGTTCAATAATTTTTTTTGTTATATATTCAGAAATATCTGCTTCTGCTTTTGTTTTTAAGTTTTCAATATTCATCATTTCCTCTTTTAGTCTGTTATGACTTTCCAGTTACACAGTAAGTCGATTATATGGTGCAAACGTGTAAAAGATAAGATGAAACATCGCAATAATCAACATACGATAGTCTAAATTTTACACAAACAGACAAAGAAAATTTTCCTGAATTATCAATACAATAGCATCAAATCAACTCAAGAGCCTTATTGCTGCTTCCAGAATTTCTTCTGAAGTAACATGTCGATCCGCGGCTACATAAATGACTTTATGATCTCCGGTCAGAGATGGAAACCCTGCGGCCATTACAGTAAGGTGTGTTTTTTCGCCATTTGGATATTCACGCATGATGGTGTTAACTCCAGTCATCGCTGGCACTACCACTGCAGGTTCAGAGTTAAAAAAAACTATGATTTTTTTCATGATGTTACCGTAGTATGTGAGTATCCATCGAATAGATACCAAGCAAAAAAGCTCCCGAAGGAGCCTTCATTTTCACTTTTTTAAATCCAACGACAGACGGCTGGCATTTAAGTATTGTGAAATATTATCAAATGTAATCATCATTGATTTACAAAAGATACATTTTGCCCCGAAAGGATTCATGTCAGAAACATCAAAAGATGATGTTCTATACTGGGAACCATGACAACACGGGCATCTAAAGTGAATATGGTTTGTAATATTGTCTACCTCAAAGCGCCACTACATGAACAGCGGCAGGACCTTTAGGTCCGTTCTCAATACCAAATTCAACTTCCTGATTCTCAGTTAATGTTTTGAAATCGTTGCTCTGAATTGCTGAGAAATGGACAAACACATCTTTGCTGCCATCTTTCGGCGTGATGAAACCAAAACCTTTTTCAGGGTTAAACCATTTCACTAAACCAGTCATTTTGTTAGACATAATTATTACCTTTTGAAGAAATTAGCCCTTGGGCAGAATGGTCCGAAAAAAAATATCAGAGAGAAAAACCAACAAGGAAATCTCAAGAGGTACAAATAATAAAATTATAACAATGACTGCTTCAGATAAATTTGTAACAAACCAGAACACCATTAACGCATGATTAACCACCCATAGCAAGGATTACTTTTGTAAAGAAAAACACAGCAATGAAAGAATAGCTTTATTTATTAATAATAACGTGTCATTCTGATTAAGACCTTTTATCTTACCCTTAAGATTTCAGGAATTTTGGCTCATGGAAGAGTCCTTTTTATTTAAATTTTACATTCCGCGATGTAAATGTTCCGATTTAATATTACCCTACATTTGATGCTTTTTATCTCTTAAAGATTCATAGATCTGTTGACAAGTCACTCCTGCGATGTAGCGTTCGTCAGCAATTTCAGCATAAAGCTGAGCTTCTGCTGCAATATCTCCGAGCATGTTGGTGAGCATTCCTTCGGCGGTTTTGGTTGTTTTGCCTCTGACGGCAGCGGCAAGATCTGCGGTATGCTTCGCTGCGTCAAGGCGTATGGCATATTTTTTTGCTTCGGCACGCAACTGGTTAACACTATCAGACAGATAAGCAGCCCTGGCAGAAATTTCAGCAGATTTCTGTTGTGCATCTTTAACAGCCTCATCACGGGCTATAGTTCGCCCCTGTTCAATTATTCGAGCAGCAAATTGAGCATTTACCTCTTGTGATAATGCGGCAGCATCACGTTCCGCCCATTTTTTTTGCCATCCTCTGTCGCTCCAGACATTTCCGACGATAAATCCTGACAACACGAGAAAAATCACCATGAATATCTGATTCACTGTTCTATCCCCCAGCAGGTTAATGCGCTCTCCTGGTCACGACGAATAACCTGACCGTAACAGTTATTTGAACGAATGCGGCAATCGCGTCCGCCATCCTTAATCCACCAGCGAATCGCTTCGCATGCACCTTTACGATCACCAGCATTCAGCCGCTTATAAAACGTCGACGGGAAACACTTACCGGGGCCAATGTTATAGGGACAAAATGACGCGATACCCGCTTTTTGTGGTTCGGTCAGTGGTACTTTAATATTGCGCTCCACCCATGCCAGCGCCTTATCACGCTCAATGGCGTTGACCTGGTCGCATTTTTCCTTCGACAGTTTCATATTGGGAAAAACGGTTTTTCCATCCACCACTGTGGCACCCCGACAGATGGTCCATATGCCAGAACCATCGCGGTATGCCATTGTGTGGTTACCTTCTTTTTCGTCCAGAAACTGGTCAAGTATCTGAGGAGCAGATGCGCCAGCACCAATCAGCGCCAGAACGGCAGCCGACAGGCCGTATCTGATTTTTGTGTTCATATATATTTATGATGAGGACGCTCGTGCTTATTGGCAGGATTTTCAATCTTAAAGGAGTACTGATGCTGCAGATAAGACTCAACTTTTTCTGACAATTTTTCTGCTACTTCCAGGAAGACTTGCCGGACGCTCCTTCTGGCTGCTGCCTCATAAAACTCCAGCGCAGCTCCTTCAACACGGTCCATGGCGACATCCAGGTCAAAAATTTCACCGTCAAAGCGTTCTTTGTCCTGTAAGGCTACAGTTACCGTAACTTTATTCTCAAAATTACGGACTCCTTTCACAACCAGTTCATAGTCTTGAGTCATTGGATTACTCTCCTCTCGCAGCCTTACGCCTGTCTTCTTTAATCTTGAAATAAAGATTTGTCAGATACGTCAGCAGGCCAAAAACCAGGCTACCCAGCACACCGATTGCAGCCCACTGTGACGGAGTTACTTTATCGAGTAACTGCAATGCCCAGAAACCAGCATTACCCGCCGATGTGCCATAGGCAACACCTGTTGTTAACTTATCCATTGATTTCATATCCTCACCCCGATGTACACGGATGGTGCAATATGTTTGAAAAGATCGGAGTCTACGGGGTAGTTTTGACAGCACACGTTGTTCTCAACGGCGCTAAAAAAACATACACATTAAAAATGTGGGTAATTATTTTGAAAGAAAGTCATATATAAAATAATAATACGAGAAATGTTTTCATATTTAGTGTACTGTATACGGCCATTTATACAGGAAAAGCCTATGTCAGAACGTAAAAACTCAAAATCACGCCGTAATTATCTCGTTAAATGTTCCTGCCCAAACTGCACCCAAGAGTCAGAACACAGTTTTTCAAGAGTACAAAAAGGTGCCCTTTTGATCTGCCCTCATTGCAACAAAGTATTCCAGACAAATCTTAAAGCTGTAGCCTGATTGATTTTATTAGTAACAAGTATTTTTTATATTTTAATAATATATTTAAAGCAGATAATAAAAAACCCGCCTGAGCGGGTTTGAGATTGTGGTGCTTTTTGTGGGAGTCATCCACTTACGCACTTTGTTTTGCCATGCCAGCAGTTAGCTTCTGCTGTAAAACTATTCATGCAGCAAACCTGCACTTCACCACAATGGTTAGCATACTTTTCCTGATTAAGATTTTGCCAAATATGCTAGCCATTGTTTCATGTATTGGACCTCCTTACTTTTTATTAAAGAGATCCAATATTCACTACTCTGTCCGTATCTCTACTCAGGCATCAGCCTTCTTCGTTATCGTATACAGACGAGCGATGAATTTTAATCAGTAATGATGACATTTGCTGCTGCAGGACCTTTAGCACCACTCTCTATAGAGAAGGTAACCTTTTGACCTTCAAATAAGGTTCGATAATTATCATTCTGAATCGCAGAAAAATGCACAAACACATCTTTACTACCATCAACAGGAGAAATAAAGCCGAAACCTTTATCAGCGTTAAACCATTTTACTAAACCAGTCATTTTATTTGACATTCTACATTCCTTAACTTGAGCCTTTCGGCATAAATGGTTTGCATAACAGAAACGACTTCGTACTTAATTGGAGAGACTCAAAGAAGGAATAAGTGAATAACACCTGAAATGAGAACTGCTTTAGTAAACTACTTCGTATATCGTCTGTTCTTCAAACCGACGCAATCATTAACGCATAGTTGAACATATGAAGCAATGTTTATTTTAGACATCCAGCCATCTTCAACCCCATCAAAAAACTATAGCTTTCTTCAGGAACGTGTGTATAGTGCGCCAAGTTATCAGTATTAAGGAATTTTTTTGTCCCGTAAAATGACAGGAATTGTCAAAACCTTTGACGGCAAAAGCGGCAAGGGTCTTATCACCCCATCCGATGGTCGTATCGATGTCCAGCTTCATGTTTCAGCGCTCAATCTCCGCGATGCAGAAGAAATTACCACCGGATTACGCGTGGAATTTTGCCGGATAAATGGTCTGCGTGGCCCTTCAGCTGCCAATGTTTACCTTTCATGAGCTATATTAAAGCTTTAATTTCAGGCCCCATCGGATCACACATGGAGAGTTTTTATGAATAACCCCGTCTGTCTTGATGACTGGTTGATTGGCTTTAAAAGCTTATGCTGTACTTTGGCCGTAATAGCTCTGCTAATAATATAATAAGCAGACTCATTGTGTTTAGGGACATTGTACTGGAAGAAAACATTTTAAACATCAGGCAAATAACCAAGTCACCAGCTAAATAATAAGTTAACAGACATGAGTCCCGGGATGAGATTCAACATTACCATTGCCCCATTTAAAGCACAAAACCCGCTCATCAGCGGGTTTTCTACTTTTTCTTAACGTCGGGTATACAAAGCCCATCGTTGAAAAAATTTTATCCATATTTTTTGAAAAATGCAAACATCATGTCGCCATCTTCAGCAAAAATCATTTATCTCGTCACCTTCCTCAATTGCGCTTCCGCGTATGCTTCTTCCTGCCAGCACTTTGTTACCAGTTTACCAATGACGTCCGCATACCCCTTATACCACTGATAATCGGTCAGGTCTGGTACCAGCTTCTGGACATGACGTCGTGCCAGCGTGGTCGGTAAACGACTAAACCGGTTTCCATTACAACGCCCACAAATCTTATATACCGGTACGCCATGAAACCGGGTTCTTTTTTCATCCAGAACAATCCCTTTACCCTTACACCCTCTGCACGCTGTGCTGGCTTCGCCCTTACCATGGCAATGCTGACATAGTTCCTTCACCCATTCTTCCTTGATTACAGATTCCCCGCGTCTGTAGTGTTTCACCACTTCGCGCAATACATTATAAAATCCCGTACCTGAACAATGCTCACAGCGAGCCTTACTTGCCGCAGACCTGGAGTAATCAGCAAAGGCAAAACTCACGAGGTAAGGAATAATCTGTAACCGGATTTCTTCACTCAATTTGTTCAATGTCGGGTTATCCAGTGCCATCGCGTAATTTAGCAGGCCTTCAATCGCAAACTGAGGGTCCTGAACACCAACTTTTGCCAGAAATAAGGCCAACCCAAGTGGTGCTTTCGACTGCACCATCCCCTGCGCTGCCATTACATCCGTAATTGTTAAACAACCGGTGCCTGTCGCTGGAGCGTCATCGCTCAATTTTGGAGATTTTGGGGAGTAATATTTTGGTAAGGCTTCAAGGTTCATGCTCGTTCTCCACTTACGCCAGTACGCCAATTGCCAGCGCGCGATCGATAAAACGAAATATCAGCTCCAGTTGGGAGCCATACTTATCTTCAAATGCCACTGTATCCGTATGCAGCTCGTTGTGATGCTTTCTGCACAAAGGCAACACAAAGAGATCATGTGCTTTTGTTCCCATTCCGCCCTGCCCGTGACCAATCAGATGATGCGGATCGTCGGCTGGCATACCGCAGCAAGCACACGGCTGTGTCTTAACCCAACGTGTGTATTTCTCCTTAACCCAGCGGCGACGTTTAGGCAGCTTCATGAAAGATTCCGGAGACTCTGGATCAACGGTGATGCTTACCACCGTCTTTTCCTGTGGTGATTTTTGTTGCTGGTGGGCGTAAGGCAACGGTGCAAGATTTTTTGTGCGTTGTTTCAATATGCTGGTGGCGGTCTGCTCTCCCGGTACGATGTCGCTTTCGCGGTACACCGAGCAGATTTTTTCCGCTGGTAATCCCAGCGAACGACGCGATACAGCCTCAGGTAGTGCATCCACCACCTGATTGCAGACCGCCCACCAGGATAATTCAGCCAAAGATAATTCCCGCTCCTGCGTACCGCTTATTGCGTGACGGATGACGTCAATCACCCATGCTGTCAGATTTTGTTGAGCAAGCAGCTCCAGTGATTCCGATGTCTGGTCACGCAGTTGGTTGTCGCAGTGCCAGCACAACACCATTGCGCCGGTACCATAACGGTGAATGACTGTTTCAGTGTGATGGTAATCGCCATTAGGCCACTGGCAGGATGTAACATGACGTAATAGCCAGTCGGACAATGCGCCAACGCCGCCAGCAGCACGAATCACCCGTTCGTTACTAAAAAACGGCAGCAATGTTTTGTCTTCCGCCAGCGGCTGGCGAACGGCAGGAACGACTCCGGATGGCAGATTACGCATGCTTTTTGGTTCCGGTTCCACCAGCACTCGAGGATTATGAAATATCTGTATGGATTCACGGCCCGGCTTAAGGACCACCAGCCCAAGCTCAGGCACCAGAACAGGTCTAAGTAATACCCGCACGTTACCTCCAGATCCGTTGCTGGAAAGTGCGGGACGCACGTGGTGGGCGTTCGGAATAAGGCAGCCTGACAGAGATTATCCAGTGCCGATAGTCGAGACTGAGAGCTTTCTTAACCTCGAACCCGCGCCTGCGGTAAGAATGAATCAGCCATTCGGCCTGTTCTGCAGTGCATGGAGGGTGCTGGAACCATTCAGACTTGAATGCGTGAGAATACCGCCCGTGCGTGCAGGCAAGAACGGGCGAATTATCAGAATTGTAATATTTTGCGTTGCGTGCCATCGGTTTTCTCCGGTGGCACGGTGTTACTCAGCGGGAGTTCAGCCCCGCGCAAGATTGTAGATGAGTTTATTCTTCTGAAAAAGCAGAAAAGCCAGCTTTTATTCCGATCTCTTTCAATGCCTGTAATGAAGTGACAAACTCACCTTCGCGCAAGATAAATCCGTCCGTGACCCGAGCATCCACAAAATTAATTAACGCAGCCCCATTCTTTCGCAAACACATAATGCGGTAATGACTAACAAGATTTCCATTTTCAACGCACACAGCATAGAGGCCATCTTCACAAAAAATTTTACGCAGTTCTTCGATGTTCATCATCAGAATCCTTCCGGATAATTAGCTCTCCCCTTTAAGGGACCATCCCTCTTATCCCTGCGCGCTACTTAAGTATTTTTGATTCTATTCCGGCACCGTCCAGAACTTCAAACGCGTTGAAAATAAAAACAAAAACCCGCCGAAGCGGGTTAAGTGCGGGTGCGTTGAGGATGCCTGCCACATCAGAGGTGGCGAGGGATTTCTCCCCCGCCGGGTCTCTTACTCCTCAGGTTCGTAAGCTGTGAAGACAGCGACCTCCGTCTGGCCGGTTCGGATTCGTACCTCGCAGAGGTCTTTCCTCGTTACCAGTGCCGTCACTATGACGGTTAAACAGATGACGATCAGGGCGATTAACATCGCCTTTTGCTGCTTCATAGCCTGCTTCTCCTGTCAACGCAAAGCAGAAGTGTCACCTTCGGTGCGAAACAGAGATGTCATGCTTTGGTTCAGAGAATGCGTTTGACCGCCTCGCTATATACTTCCGAGCGTTCTCTTTTCCCAACAGAAATCACGAAAACGACAACTTTCTCGTCTATAACCTGGTATACAAGGCGATAGCCTGAAGACCGGAGCTTAATCTTGTAACAATCAGGCATACCACGGAGCTTGTTTGCTTCAATCCGGGGTGACTCAAGTACTTCAACCAGCTTCTTTTTCAACTGTTCACGTACCGTCGAGCCCAGCTTTCGCCATTCCTTTAGTGCCCGCTCGTCAAAATCCAGAAAATACGCCATCAGAGTTCATCCAGCGTCACACGTACTGGCTTAGGATTACGAAGCCGTTCTTTCACTATCTCCACAAGTTCAGCATCTTCATCACTCAGGAGTGTCTGTTTGAACGGCAAGCGTTCATTGTCAGCGATATACTCGAGCATGAGACGAAGCGCTTCAGAAGGAGTTACACCCATTTTTTCAAGCGCGGCGTAAGAACGCGCTTTAAGTTCATCGTCAATACGCAGGTTAATGCTACCCATGTCTTACACCTCTTGTAATTACAAATGTCATTACAAGTATCGCACTACAACATGCTTAGGGCAAGTCACGAAGGAAGTCAGAAAGTAGTCGTAAGAACGGTGATCACTGTCCGCTTTGTGCCAGGAGCAGCCATTGCTAAGTCCATCCTGTATTGTGCAGGTCAGCTCGTTTTTAAAGAGTCCGGCCATCATCTTACTGGTACAGACACCATATACTTTGTGACGGTCAGGCTACATATGCACAACTCAACTTATTCATCTATTTTTTGCTTTAGCATGTCAGTGTTGCTTTCTCGTCGGCGGGTGAGCGGTGACCTGACCTGTCGATAAAGGAACGTAACACGTTTTATGCAACACCCGCATGCGGCAGAAAATTATTGCCGAACGTTTACCCCTGTCAACAAGCTTTACTTTCTGAGGCGCGCCAGCCCGCGAGGAAAACAATCTGAACATCAAACAATTAATGACACAAGAAATACGATTAAAGATTTTTTTGTGCATGCCGATAGTGCTTTTTTAAAAGGAGAAATCTATGTCTGTCACAATTCAGGGAAATACCTCAACCGTTATTTCAAACAACTCCGCCCCGGAAGGAACATCAGAAATAGCCAAAATCACAAGACAAATTCAGGTGCTGACTGAAAAGCTTGGGAAAATCTCATCGGAAGAGGGGATGACGACACAGCAGAAAAAAGAAATGGCTGCATTGGTACAGAAGCAAATTGAAAGCCTCTGGGCTCAACTGGAGCAGTTGTTAAGGCAGCAGGCAGAGAAAAAGAATGAAGACGCGACAGTTCAGCCTGATAAAAAAGAAGAGAAAAAAGACGATACAAATACCGCTGGCACCATTGATATTTACGTCTAAGTGACAGCCGTATTGTGGCCCTCATCGGGCCACTTTTCGCCATCAGCCTTTTCTTTAAAGACATATTATCTTTGTATCATTTCTGATAGTTAACATTACAAGATATAAGTAATGGACGCACTCCCAATTAGTCTATTTAAATCGCCACGAGTTTAACTGACAACCCATGATCAATTATGAATTGCAACTATTTCTGTAGTCACTTTTGTGGGGACAGTCCACAAAACTGCCAACTTCCGCTTCTTGCTCTTAGCGGACATTAGCATAGGCTATTTACCATAACGCCTCATTACGCGCACCGCCCAGACTGACTCAGCGCGTTTCTGGCATATCCCCGGTAAAACAAGTAACAAACCACCCGAAAATGAACACCAGAAACGCGACTTAAGAATCTACCCTATGAATGGATATGCACTCAACCGAATCGATCTTGGTTTCAATCTTTTTTATCGGGATCAGGCTTCTTTTTAGGTAACTTCGGGGGCTTAACTTGCTGATGACTTTGCGTTCGGCGCGTAAGCCAGGGATGGTCAGCTTTAGGTTTAACATAGTATTTTGAGCGTAAATCAATACGGGCATTATCCACTCGTTCATGGACACTCTTTTCATCATCCAGTGGTATAGGCTCCGGGCCATCAACATACTTTTCCCAGCCCAGCGCTTTCCCGTCATACAGAACGTTAATTTCACCGTCAAAGTTCTCGCATACAGTAACAACCGAATGCCTAAGTCGATATCCCCGGCCCTCACTGCGTACCTGAAACGCACTGCTTTTGTACTGGAAAGTGAGATTTTTAGACAGAACGCGCTTCGCCTGTAGGCTGAAGATATAACCCAGTTCCTCTTCAGAATGGTGCACATCAAGATGAGCATTATCAGTAGTACGAGGCGACGTAGCGAACCGGTTGTTATAGGCTTCAATAAAGGTCGGCAACCATGCATTTGCTGTTTCAATATCACTGATATTCTGAAGCCGCATTTCTTTGACCAGCCTGTCCTGTAGTGTCTGATTGGCGCGCTCTACCCGCCCTTTTGCCTGCGGGCTGTTGGCATGGATTGGCTCGATGCCCAGTGTCTTTATCGCACGAGTGAACTGGGTCAGCTCACCTTCCCGCTCTGGGTTATTTACCCTGAATATACTGTGTCTATCAGAGTAGAGAGCGAGCGGTACGCCATGATCATTAAGGTAACCCCGGAGGGTTTCCATGTAAGCCCGGGTTGTTTCAGCAGGCACAAAACGCAACGCCATCAACGCACTGGTGGCATCATCAATGAAAACGATCAGTGTACATCTGGGGCCTCGATTTTCAAACCAGTCATGAGGTGAGCCATCAATCTGGATCAGTTCACCGTAAGATGGTCGTCGCATGCGGCGTTGATATATACGGGCAATTTTACGACGGCGTTCACGCCATAACCCCTCTTCTATCATCCACTTTCTGAGAGTTTCAACGGATAAAGATAAACCGTGTATCTCGCGCAATTTTTCGCACGCAAACGTAGGTCCAAAATCAGCGTAACGGCCTTTGAGGAGTGAAATTACTGTTGCTCTGAATTCAGTAGAAAAGGAATTATTAGGACGCTTTCCACGTCGGTGGGAAACCAGACCAGAAGGCCCTTCATTTCTATACCGTTGCACCAGACGTTTAACCTGCCGAATAGAAATGCCAATGCGTGCCGCAGCTTGTTCCTGAATAATCTGAAGTCGATGGAGTTCCTTATGACTCATCGTAACAGTCTCTTTGATCATGAAAAATCCCCCAGAGAATTGTCTGGGGACATTTTAGAATGGTTCAAAGGGGACATTACAGCTTGGTGTTAACAATAGCCTGCTTCTCCGTGCCTTTCGGCACGTAAGAGGCTAACCTACATGTGTCTAGCATGAAATTGGCCTCAGATTAATGTTAAGCGTCTTGCAGGACGCGTAATGTTAACTGGGGCTTTTCTCTATCTGCCGTTGGTGTCCATGCCCGAGGCAGATAGCCTCAAGCACCCGCAGTCATTCTACTTAACTAAGATTTCCCCGCAAACCGTTTTTGTCCAGCACAGTAAATATCCAACTAAACCAATGGAGTTCGCTGTATTTACCGCCAGTATTCAATGCACATGACCGCCATGAACACCCCTAAAAAAAGGGCATTTATATATCCAAATATTAATATCAAAACATCAACTTTTTCCATATACCTTGCTGTGAAGATGATGGGCATACATGATGCGAACAACCAGAACGCAACAAACAAAAACTGCAATGCGTTTTTCATTATTCCTCCTACAATCAATGTGCAATTACATTTAAACACACCTCAATTTGGCCGGACATATAAATATCTAAACCAGAAAAAATCACTTACATAGCGTTACAAACTCTTTAGTCTAAAGGTTCATCGTAAAACATTCCCCATACTTATCAGTCCGTTCCGCGCCAGGTAGCTCATTGCCTTATCTGGCAACCTGTAATCAGGTTTCCGCTTTTTCAGTTGGCTGGTCGTTTAACCGACATAGTTAATCCATTAATCTAGTTGCCGGATGTTGGTGGATTTTCGCGTTTTAGTTGTTCATAAAAGTGCACAGCTTTAACCAGTTCTTCTGATGTAACTGGGACTGGTGAGGCAGTGAATAAGGCCTGAATTTGATAGTTCGGCCTGTCGTTACAATCCTCTTTTTTCGGTACATATTTCCAGTCACCAGACCACTACTTCCCCTGAAAGTCCGTAACGCCTTTTTTCACGTAGCGATATCGCCATGCCACTGGTTTTGCTTGCCCCGCCGTTTCATGCCCTTCCTGATAATTAATCTCGCTCATTCATCGCCCCACTCATCACAATATGCTTCGACCGGAGTTTTTCCCGCTTCATAGTCATCACGCTAGGATTCGACATCAGCAGCACTTCCACCGCGTAACTCACCATAGTCCATTAATAGTTCATCCCGCTCTTCAAAACTGATGTTATATTTAGCTGAACAAAAATCAGCCACTTTGTTCTTCCTCATCGTCTTTTATTTCGTGGTATGAGTAATTGCAGTAGTTAAAGAAAATTTCTTATGCTCCGTCATGAATTTCCTCAGGTGTTGCGTCATCGTCCACTTCGAATACATCCTCAAAATCTCCACCAGCTATTCCCGTTTCAATAATAATTTTGAACTTTCGCATTTCACTACCGCCCTTTCGGGCGGCCTCCTGATGTTCTGAGGGTGCAGAAATCCATCCGGTTAAGGATTAAATTTTATTTACAGAACTGAATTTAATTATTCAGATATACGTATCTGTAGCCTTACGAATCTACTCACTGGATGCCTCTTTCATAAAAATAATCCAGTGGGTTTTATCGTTTTTTCCCCTGTTCGTTGACAGATAACAGGTTTTCTGTCTGTCAGTGCCAGAATCTGGCTTACCGGTATTTGCGTTTCATTCCATTAAAAAATCAGAACGCCGTGCGGCCTCAACACCCGAAAGGCTTCTTTAAATCTCTGTCGCGAATCATCACGCCAGGCATCTTTATTCAGCCGTCCATATTTCTTTCCCATCCAGGCGTTATCACCAACACTCTCAAGGTAATGACTCCAACTTATTGATAGTGTTTTATGTTCAGATAATGCCCGATGACTTTGTCATGCAGCTCCACCGATTTTGAGAACGACAGCGACTTCCGTCCCAGCCGTGCCAGGTGCTGCCTCAGATTCAGGTTATGCCGCTCAATTCGCTGCGTATATCGCTTGCTGATTACGTGCAGCCTTCCCTTCAGGCGGGATTCATACAGCGGCCAGCCATCCGTCATCCATATCACCACGTCAAAGGGTGACAGCAGGCTCATAAGACGCCCCAGCGTCGCCATAGTGCGTTCACCGAATATGTGCGCAACAACCGTCTTCCGGAGCCTGTCATACGCGTAAAACAGCCAGCGCTGGCGCGATTTAGCCCCGACATAGCCCCACTGTTCGTCCATTTCCGCGCAGACGATGACGTCACTGCCCGGCTGTATGCGCGAGGTTACCGACTGCGGCCTGAGTTTTTTAAATGGCGGAAAATCGTGTTGAGGCCAACGCCCATAATGCGGGCGGTTGCCCGGCATCCAACGCCATTCATGGCCATATCAATGATTTTCTGGTGCGTACCGGGTTGAGAAGCGGTGTAAGTGAACTGCAGTTGCCATGTTTTACGGCAGTGAAAGCAGAGATAGCGCTGATGTCCGGCGGTGCTTTTGCCGTTACGCACCACCCCGTCAGTAGCTGAACAGGAGGGACAGCTGATAGAAACAGAAGCCACTGGAGCACCTCAAAAACACCATCATACACTAAATCAGTAAGTTGGCAGCATCACCCCTTTTTCAGTGAAAATCTCGCCAAGCGGTGTCTGGCTGTTATTAATCGCCCAGTCAGCCCCGCTCTCTTTCGCTTTTTCCAGTCGTTCATCAATGCGATCGGCAACAATCACATTTTTAACGTTATAGACGCCTTTTAATACCTGAACGATCGTCAGGCCGATTGGACCGGCACCATAAACCAGAACGGTATCATTTTCAGTCGGTTGACCATGTCCGGTTACGTTAGCCGCAATGGTAAAAGGTTCGATCATTACCGCATATTGATCGGCCACTGCTTCAGGAATTTTCCACGCATTTTTTGCCGGAACCACGGCATATTCACTGAAACCACCGTCAGCTGTGGGGAGGTGATCGTTTCTGCACTGTGAAGAATCTAGGGAAAAATGCCGGGAAGGCCGATGAATAGAGAGATTGCGTGGATTCTGTGATTTTGCACTGCAAAAAATAAAATGAGAAAAAATAGCTATTTTTGCGTTTAATTCTGCACTCGAATGAAAGGCTTTAGATCCTTTTTAAAGACCGTTTAAGCATTTTTCGATGCCAAGCACTATACCGTATAGTAGGTTGGTATGTAAGAAGTTGGCTTCAAAATCCATTTCGCTTAACCGGCCTTCTTGTCGTGACTTGTTAGGCCCGCTTCGGCTGTCTGTTGATCAGCCTCAGATGACCCTTTTTTCAGTTGCTCATTCAGCCTAAGCAAACGCTCTTTGTCTTCTAAGGGGAGATTCATCAGACTCATATCAACATCCTTAACGCTAGCCACAAGACCTACCATGCTGCGAGCGCCTTCCTTAAAGCAGTACTCTAATATTTTTTTCTGATCATCTGGTTCTAGACTGTCGAAAATCATGTTCCACGCGCATTTAGCAGGGTCTGCATATCCTCTGTGCGCTTCATCAACAGCGATGATGCGATTCAAATTAGAATCAGCCTCATGCCCAAATGCCAGCCAGTCCAACGTGACATGCTCTTTCGCTGCGATGGCTTGCATGGCAATGAAGGATGGTTCTGTTCCCCTGCTAAGGTAGTTGTTCAATGTCGAGAATGATAACCCCCAATCTTTTGCCGCAGCCCTTACACTGCGAGTGCCTACGAGAGCTTTTAGTCTCTTGATAAAGTTTTCTTTTCTCTCTTCATCAAAAGCAAATTCGTTTGCTTTACGGTATCCCATTTTCTTTCCTGTTTAACATATTGATTATAAAAGAATTGATTTCAATTAGATTCAATCAACCACAAAAAGACAAAAGAAAGAGGTCTTTTTTGCTTTACGTGGTGCAAATTTGGATCAATACTTATCCCAACGGATAACCCCTGCGGATTATCCGCCCGGTTAACTTTTTAGGGTAATCGAAGTATGGAAAGAAATGAAGTACAGCGTGACTGGCATCGCATTGATATTGTCGCCGAGCTGCACAAGCGTGGCGTCACTATGCGCGGCCTTTCCGCCAGCGCGGGACTAAAACCCGACACGCTGAAAAATGCGCTGGCACGCTCTTATCCAAAAGGAGAGCGCATTATTGCAAATGCTCTCAATTTAGAACCCGCCAGTATCTGGCCAAGCCGTTACAACAAGGACCTGTGACATGTTCGTGACTGTTAACGAATTAGTTGGCGTCCCTGGATTGCCAACAACACAACAAGGACTGCGATACAGTCTTAAAAAAAGTGCAGGCAACTCCCCTGAACTGGTTCGCAAGCGTGCTGGCAGCAAAGCATTCGAGTACCACATCGACTGCCTTCCTGAACAGGCGCGTGAAATAGTCAAAGCCCGGCATTATCGGGAGGTGTTGAAACAGTCTGATTGCTCACCCGCTCCAGCGGCACCAAAGCGGGAAGTCACCACGACCCGTGATGAGCTGGCGTTATTACGGCAGTGCCCGGTATTGCTGGAGCGTGAAGTTTCCGACCTTACCGAACGCCAGAAACAGATCGCCGATGCGCGTGCATTATTAGCCGCAGAGGTTGAGCGCCTTCGGGATATCGGTATGTCTCGCGCATCGGCGGTTGAGTTCATCGCCAAAGAGTCACGCAAGGGTTCACTCCCGGAGAACATCCAGGCTGCGGCTGATATTGCCAATGCCCGTAAAGGCTCCAGCCGCCGTGGCGTGGGGGAAAGAACACTCCAGGAATGGCTGTCTGTTTACCTTTCAACCCGCCCTGGTATCGAACGCCTTGCTTTACTGGCCCCAGGCCATCTTAAAGCGCGTAAGCCTGAACAGATTAAGTGGCTCCCTGATTTTCTTGCTCACTGGCGGAAACTCTCAGGCCCTTCCCTGGTTGATGCGTGGCGTTCATTCAAGACTGAATGGCAGGCTATCTATGCGGGACAGCCAGCGATGCTCGCAGTCTGCCCGTCTTATGATGCCGTTCGCCGTGCGATGGAAAAGTTGCCCAAACGTGAACGCGCTCGCGGCCGTATCAGCGGTTCAGCGGCTCTGGCCTTTGAGGTTTACCAGAAACGTGACTGGTCACAGATGCCTGTAAATGGTTGCTGGATTGCGGATGGTAAATCGCTGGATATGAAAGTTGCTCATCCGGTCCATGGCCGCCCATTCACGCCCGAACTGACGCTGGTGATTGATGGACGAACCCGCTTCCTGGTGGGCTGGAGCCTGGCGCTCTCGGAGAACGTCATCGCCGTAGCGGATGCCTATCGCTACGCCATGAAATTCCACGGGAAACCTCTTTTTGTTTATTCGGATAACGGTGGCGGCGAAACGAACAAAACGCTGGATGCTGATATCACCGGTATTTTCACCCGCATGGGGATTGATCACCCGACCAGTATTCCTGGCCGACCTCAGTCTCGCGGGATTATCGAACGCCTGAACGCCGTAATACCGAGAGCGATCGCCAACAAATTTGATACTTACAACGGATTCGGGGCCGACCGTGAGCATGTCCGGATGACCGGTCGCGCCATCCAGTCAGCGATTAAGGCTCAGGAGAATGGCCGCGAGCTCACGAGCGTACAGCGTAATGCGCTGCGTAAACTGCCGTCATGGCAGATGCTGCTGGATACCATTGCCGAGGAAGTCGACAAATACAACAACCTGCATGAGCACAGCGAGTTACCGAAGCGTAATGGTGTTCATATGACGCCAGCACAGTACCGTCGCGAGGTCCTGGCCACTGAGGGTGACGAGATTGAATATCTGACGGATATCGAACTTCGTGAAGCCTTCATGCCGGAAATGTGCCGTACGGCCCAGAGAGGCTGGATTGACCTGATGAACAACCAGTATTTCAGCGCTGACCTGATACAGGTCGATGGTGAAGAGGTTCGTGTTGCCTATGACATTCACGACCCTGCCGCCGTCATCGTTCGCCGTATGGACGGTACTTATGTCTGCACCGCCATCTGGAACGGCAACAAGCGTGCCGCGCTGCCAACCAGCATGATGGATATCGCCGTTGAGAAACGCCGCCAACGTCGTCTGAAGCGCATTGACGAACAGCGAGAAGAGATTGAAGCAGAGGCGCGAGGACTGCTGCCAGAAAGCGATATGTACCCTGATTTCGGCGCATTAATACCATCAGATGCCGAGCGTATTAATGATGACCGGGAACACGTGTTCCTGTTCGAGTCAGAGCGAGAAGAGTGGCTGAAAAGTCAGGGCAATAAAAAAGCGGCCTTCTGACTGGACATCACAGGCCGCTGATTTACTAAAACAGAGGAAGTAATTATGTCAGCTAAAAATGAACTTGTCGAACTGATGAAAGCAAAAGGTCTTAACCAGACGCAGGTCGCCCGCGCTATTGGTAAGAGCTCTGCCGTAATCAGCCAGTACCTGAATAATAAATACGACGGCGATATTGCATCGCTGGAAAACGATATTCGTAGCTTTATCGATCGTCAGCATGAAAAAGAGCGCTCGGCACGTATCAGCGTCAAATTTGTTGATACCCCAACAACGCGCAAAGCCGTTGATGTTATACGCATGGCGCACGTCGAAGGTGATATCAACGTGCTTTACGGCGAAGCCGGTCTGGGCAAGACGATGATTTGCAAAGCCTACGTCTCTAAATACCGGGATGCGTTGCTGATTGAGGCCGACCCTGGCTACACCGCACGCGTAATCCTGGAAGAACTCTGCAACCTGCTGGGGCTCAGTACCCGCGGCAATATGCATGAACTTAGCGAAGCCTGCATCAACAAGCTGCGCGACTCCGGGCGCGTGCTGATTATTGATGAAGCTGAGAACCTCCCTCTGCGTGCGCTGGAATCTATCCGCCGCATTCATGACAAAACGGGGATCGGCATCGTCCTGGTTGGTATGCCTCGCCTGATTCTGAACCTCAAGGGCAAACGCGGTGAGCTCGTACAGCTCTATAGCCGTGTCGGTTTCGCCCTCAACCTCGGGCATAGCCTGCCGGGTGCTGATATTGACGTCATCGCCAGCAGCGTTCTCCCGGATGGCCTGAATGAAGACCTGAGCAAAGCGCTGTTCAACGCATCAAAAGGTAATGCCCGCCGACTGTTCAAGCTACTGCGCGGTGCAGTTCGTACCAGTGCAATGAATGATGTTCCGGTCAGCGGTCATATCGTCAATCAGATAGCCGAAATGCTGATCCATTAATCCGGATTTAAGGGGGTTTTATGCTGACTTTAACATCAGATAACACGCTGGTTTCAGCGCTGTATCGTACCGAAGCTGTTGTCGTTTCCCTCCAGGCTCGTGGCGTGGAAGTGAAAGGCATCGTGGTTCGGGAAGGTCAGCCGGTCATTCGTATTCAGCGCCATGCCATGTGTGATTACCTGCTCACCAGCGGTAAAGCCAGCTACATCGAATATGGCCAGGGGAAATCGGGTAAATACCGCCAGGGCCTTTTCATCCAGGACGGCTGTCGTGTCGTCTGGTCAGAATCTATTCATTGAAGGAGAAAATAAGTGGCAAAAGTCGTAATCAGCATAACCGATGCACCGCGCGGCATCAGTGTGGAGTGCCAGGTTTTTCCAGATGAAAAAGACAGTGAACTGACCCAGAAGGTCGCAGCCACTGTGGGGTATGGCCTGGCTGGCCATGTTAACGAAAAAATCCGTAATGCAATCCAGAAAAAGGGGAAGTCCAATGTCCACTGAAAACACCATCAAACAATACACTACCACCCAGGCTCCAGAGGGATACTGGACTGATGCTCGCGGCGTTCTGACGCCAGTCAGTCTGATTAAAGAAATCGACCGCGATCGCGACCAGCTCGTTGGCGAACTTGTTGAGCAGGCGATTGTCGTTTCCTCTGCTCTGAGTGAGCTGAAATCACGCGCCTTTGCTGATATTCAGGCGTTTATCGACCTTTCGGCTGAAAAATACGGGGCCACCAAAGGCGGTAAAAAAGGTAATGTCACGCTCTACAGCTTTGATGGCCGTTTCAAAATCCAGCGAGCCATGCAGGACAGAATTGCCCTGGACGAGCGTATACAGACTGCAAAGGCGCTTATTGATACCTGTCTTGCTGACTGGACAGAAGGTGCCCGCCCGGAGCTGAAGGCGCTGGTCAATGAGGCGTTTGATACTGACAAAGAAGGCAATATCAATACCGGGCGCGTTCTGGCACTTCGTCGCCTGGAAATTGATGATGAACGCTGGCAGCAAGCCATGCAGGCAATCGGTGAAGCGGTGCAGGTCGTCGGTAGCCGTTCTTATATCCGCGTGTATGAACGTGTTGGTGACTCGGATGAATATCGTCCGATTGCTCTCGATATTGCCGGTGCGGGGGTGTGATATGTATGTTCTGGTAGATCGCACCCATGCCCGTAAACCATGCAGTCCATTTATGTCTTATGCAGTCAGCGCTGTACTTGCTGAGCAAGTTGGCGATTTTCATAACGCTGCAACAGCCTGGAAAACTGCATTCAGCCTGGCGAAAACAGAGGTCAATTCTATCTGGGCAATATCGCGAATGGAGTTCTGTCTTCATGCGGCGAATCGTGGTTGGGGGATTCCGAATGAAAGCTAAAGAGTTCAATCTGCGATACCCGGTTGGCAGCGTCTTTATTTATCAGCCAAATCCGGTTTTACGTGGCGGTAAGGTCGTCAGCACCGTTGACCAGGCTCGTGACTGCCGCGATGTATCGGTAGTTGAAATAAATCAAGAACCTTATTTCGCCAATATTAAATCGCTGATACCAGCTAGCTGAAATAACTTTTAATTAAACCTGTTTTAAATATGGCGTAAACCCGCCGGGGCTGGCTTACGCCTGAATTAAGGAGTTCTGTAATGGAAAATAAAGAGAAATATCTCCAGCGTATTAAAAAACTGCTGGCAATGGCGCGTAATAACTCCAGCGCTGAAGAAGCAGCACTCGCGCTGAGCCGCGCCCAGCGCCTGATGGAAACCCACAAACTGACTGAAGCCGATGCGGCGATGATGGATATCAACGAGGCATCCACTCAGAAAGCCCCATCACATGCTGAAAAGATGCCTGAATATATGGCGCTACTGGCTCATATGATAGCGCTGGCATTCGGGGTTAAGTTCTATACCACCCACGGTCATGAGCGCTGGGATGCTCCAGCAAAACGCACCATCACCTATTACGGACCGGACGAACGTCCGCAGGTTGCAGCTTATTCCTTCGAGGTTCTTGGCAAGCAGCTGGCGAAGGCCCGTCGTGAATACACCGCCACGTTGCGTAAAAATATCAAACCCGCCACCAAGGTGGCTCGTGCCGATACGTTCTGCTCTGCCTGGGTGAATGGTGCCTATGCCGTTATCAGTGACTTTGCCGTCACTGAGGCCGAAGAGACTCTCATGGAGAGCTATCGCAGCAAAAAACTGAGTCAGGGCATGAAGAAACTGGAGCCTCGTAAACCGGGAAAAGCCAGCGGCACCGATGATGCAGCTAATCAGGGTTATCGGGCTGGCCGCAATGCGCAGTTACATCATGCTGTGACGGGGTCTTCAAATGCTGTAGCTCGAATTGAAGGGGGACCTCAATGAGAGATATCACCGCACTGGCGCAACACCTAAGAGTGTATGCCGAAGAATTCAGTTATCCGGTTCTATCTCCTGATGATTGCAAAACGCTGGTAGATGCGCTGGAAGCAGGACAACCACACCACAACGGCCTGATGCAGCTCTCTAATGAACTGGTGATGGCTAAGCAGAGAATCGCAGAACTGGAGTCCGGCACAGCCACCGCGTCGCAGAGCGATTACTTTGCCTCTCTGGTAGCAATGGCTCGTGTTTCAGCAGAAAAAGCGATGCGGAAGTTCCCTCAGCCGAACTACGTGCTTCTTAAGGTTGCGGAGGAAGCTGGCGAGGTCGTGCAGGCCGGGGTCCATTACGCAGAGAAACGGATGGAGTGGCAGCAGGTAGAGGGCGAGATTGTCCAGCTGTTGGCAATGCTGATTCGCCTGGTGACGGAGGGCGACCAGATTAATGGCATCACTCCTCCGGCCGATGGCATCCAGGTTATCGAAGGGGATAATTATGACTGAACAACAGCGCAAGCCGGTGGTATTCATCGCCGGGCCGATGACCGGGTATCAGGATTATAACCGGGCAGAGTTCGACGCTGAGGCTAGTGTCCTGTCCGATCGAGGCTTCACCGTACTAAATCCGGCGATACTTCCAGATGGCCTTGAGCACCAGCAATATCTGGCAATTACGCTGGCGATGCTGGAGCAGGCTGATGCGGTATTCCTGCTGAACGGGTGGGAAAAGAGTACCGGCGCTACCAGGGAGTTTGATCGTGCCTGTGAACTAGGGCTGCTGTTCCTTTACCAGGACTGGGAAAGCGTGTCTGTTGCGATCCACCGTAAGCGTCACCCATTAACGGAGGTGAGTTATGCATAGCGTAACGGGTTGCCAGTTTCAGGACAACGGAAACCGCCGAATCTGGTTCTTCCGCGATAACAGCCAGGTTGTCGAGTTGTTGGCGGTGCCACTTAAGCTGCGGTTCAACTATTACGACGCGAACAACCGTACAGTTCGCAATAAGGGTACTCAGGCTGATATGAAAAAGGCGATTGAATCTTTCAAGAAACTTCGGGGGATAAAGTGATGGATATAGCTTTAGTCCTAATATTTCTGGCGATGTATTTAACACTTGGCTGGTGTTGGGTATGCATCCTTGTCCGATTAGTGGGATTAGCTAATTTATCCCGACAGAATTGCTGGTTTGCCTTTCTCTTATGGCCTTTGAGCATTATCGCGACCGATGCGAATCTGGAGGAAAACGATGGGACATCTCCTGAGAAATCTGACAGCAAAGACCTTTAACCAGCGCTTCCCCGTTGACTCACAGTTCCATTATTACCTGATACCTGGTGTATCGGAGCGGGAAACTGTAATAACCCGCCCGGCAGCCTGGCATATGCGCAATGGTCGTCTGGTTGTCAGGGTCGAAGGGAAAATCGGTGGTATATCAGTCAGCAAAATGAAACCTTGAAAGTAAGTCATTACAGCAGGCACTTCATAAAGTGCCTGCGATAATGACAACCAACAGGAGAAATATTATGTCCACGCCAGCAAAACGAGGCCTTATAGGGGCAATTAAAGCCGGTCAGGCATATCTGGGGTGGGATGAGGTAACCTACCGTAGTGTTCTGTCTCGCTTATGCAACGGTAAAACATCATCCACTAAATGCACCCTCGACGAGCTGCAGGCTGTCAGGGAATATATGCATGACAAGGGTTTTCCTCGCTACTCAGCAAAACACGGTCGACGCCCAAAGGTTGCCAATACGCGCGAGTCAATTCTTTCTAAAATTAACGCATTACTTGCAGATGCAAAACGTCCGTGGAATTATGCCGAGAAAATGTGCGATCATATGTTTCACGTCAAATACATCGAGTGGTTGACGACTGAACAGTTAACCAAACTCATGCAGGCTCTCAGCATTGATGCGAGTCGGCGAAAAAAGCGGGAGCGTAATAATGAATCTGGAACAGGTAACGGAGCTGCTGCCATCAGCAGTGATTCAAATAGCTGACCTGATAGGCTTCCCGGCGACCGAGCAGCTTCTTTCTGCTTTTGGTGGCACCACGTTCCCGATAGGTAAAGGCCTCCGCGCTATGGGGGCCAGCCGCGCAGCCCTCCTGCGCAATACTATCGGCGATGATAAAACCCAATTACTCATCAAGAATTTCGGCGGAGAAGTTCTCTATTTACCCCGCTGTGATCGTGCCCTTCGTGAATTACGCAACCGCCGCTTTCTCGCCGAGTTCGCCGAAGTGCGTGAACAAGGTTCATCCTCTCTTATGGCCATGACCTTTCTTTGCCCTAAGTATGGATTTAGTGATCGCTTTGCGTGGGAACTTCTTGCACAGCAGAAAAACAAAGGTTGTAACAGTCAAGGAAAATTATTCTAATGCGCAATACAATGAGATATATGGCATTTTTCTTGGTGGTATTTAGTACTACTGTAGTGGCAAAAACAGTACCCAATACAAAAGCAGTTGAAACTTATAAAAATCAACTTGAGGAAACTAAGAGAATATTTAATGAAACGCAGAGCACTTTAATGGGTGCAACTGCTGTTTTTGATATGTACAAGAGTCTGGGATATCTTACACCTGAAGTTGTTGCAGTGAGTCGTCATTTCCTCCTCCTTGATGAGGATGCGAAAAAATTGTATGGGGAGAATCTTCTTTTAAACCCTACACCTTTTAGCTCTTGTGCTACGTTACCAGCAGCAGCTTACTCATATTGGATGGCAAGGCTATCTTCATTAAAAACTGATAATGTTAAGGCTGTGAATGCGCAGGGTGAATCATACATAAAACAGGGTAAGGAATGTAAATTTGCAATTAACAACCCACCTCCCTCGCATATTGAAGAAAGTGATTATGTAGAGATAATTGATGTTACTCAATAAACCACTGAACCCCTTCACCTGATTATTCACCTAACCTGATGAAATACTGACGCCATCCCTTTTTAACCGGATGGCGTTATGCTTTTAACACTCCCACAATTTCAGCGAGCCGCAGGCCTTTCGCCAGTAATGGCGCAACGCTGGTTTGAACCATTCAGTAAAGCCACCGCTGAATTCGAAATTAATACACCCGCCCGACTTGCCGCCTTTATTGCTCAAACCGGCCATGAGAGCGCGGGTTTCAGTCGGCTCAGTGAAAATCTCTATTACTCAGATGCTGAGCGCGTGGCGCGTATTTTCCGCAGCGACTTCGATCTCAATAAGAATCGTATTATCGATCCGAGCGAGGTTGAATTTGCCCGCCGCTATACCCGTAACCCTGAAAAAATGGCCAATTATGTTTACGCAAATCAGGGGGGTAACGGTAATGAAGCATCAGGCGATGGCTGGCGCTTTCGCGGACGTGGCCTGATTCAGATTACCCTGCGCAATAATTACCGCCTTTGCGGTAAGGCGCTGGGCCTCGATCTCATCGCGGATCCCGATTTGTTACTGGAGTATCTCAACGCAGCCCGCAGCGCTGCCTGGTACTGGAAGGCAAATGGCTGCAACGAGCTGGCTGACAAAGGCAATTTTCTGGCCGTAACCCGGCGTATCAACCCTCCGGCTGAAGGTCAGGCTGACCGCGTGGCGCGGCTGAATGTCGCTAAGGCGGCGCTATGAAAATATCTCTGCGCGATCTGGTGACGAACCCGGCCACCGGTCGTCTCTCTACGTCAGACACCATCGTTTTTCTGGCCTTCCTGGTCAGTTCCTTCGTACTGGTCTGGCTCACCGTTACCCGCCCCGAAACTCCTGGTGAGCTGTATCTCACCTATCTGGGCGCGTGGGTGGCTCAGAGTCAGGCATCAAAACATATGTCCATCAAACGAGCCAGAGAGGTGCGCGATGTGGGAAGCAGCCCAGAAAATCCTGAGGGTTAGCTGGAAACCGCTGCTCGTCGTCGTGGTTCTGACAGGCAGCGGGATATGGTTCGGCACCTTCCTCACAGGCAACAAGCTGGACGCTCAGGCGCTGGCCTTCAGCCAGGAGAAGCAACGCCTGACTGATGGTTTCAGTGAAAAAGAACGGCAGTGGGATCAGGAGAGGCTCGGCGCTGCAAATCAGTATGCAGCTAACCTGAAGGCTGCACTTGATAAGCAGAACGCCTGGCAGCAGAAAGCGGATGCGCTGACCCGCGAGCTGGCTGAAAAGCAAAAGGCACATGACGAGACTGTTCGCGATCTTAAAAAGAGGCTTAAAGATGCACTTGATAAAGATGGTCCTGGTTATACCGGCATTGGCCCTGGCGGCCTGCAGCTCTTCCGTGAAGCCTTTGGCTACTCAGGATCCGAAAGCCTCCCCGCTGGTCAGCATCTGCCAGCCACCGCCAGCGGCGCTCCTGGTCATACCGGCCAGACCACAGGCACCGGTGGCGGACTCTCCCCCACTGGAATAGTGTCGTTTTCAGCGGAATACGGCGCATGGTGCCAGCTCATTGAGGGCAGGCTGCAGGCAATAAATGAGTATTACAGGAAGTGAACAACATCATGACTCTTGATATGGCCTTTCAGATTGCGCTGGCGCTGGCTGCAACCTTCGGCACCATCTGGATACGCCGTCTGCAAAAAGACATTACCGACCTGGAAAAGGCGGTTGATCGCATCCGGGATGAATACCAGCGCCGTGAGGATGCGAAAAGTAACTACACCGCAATGATGGATGCGATGAGGGAGCTGCGAGCGGCTATCGAGCGCATTGATAACAAACTGGACAGGAAACAGGACAAATGAAAGCCAGACATAAGCGCAGAACCCGCCGCGCGACAATCAGCCAGAGCGAGCAGGAAACGCTGAGCCGGATTTCCGCTCAGCTCGAACGCCTGCAGCCCCCCGTCAGCCCGGACATTCTGGGCGGGATTAATGACAAGCTGAGCCGAATTGATGTTCGCCTCACGACCATCAGCGACGATGCGGCTAGCCGTGGTGCGTCTGCCGGTGCGATTACGGGTGGAATTGCAGGCGGTGTCATCACTGTGGCGATTCTGCTCATTCGCGCAAAACTGGAGCTGTGATATGGCGCATCCGCAGGAAACACGGGAAAAACTGCGACGATCTTATATCTTCGGCCAGATGTCGCTCGAAATCGCCTCCGCTCAGGCTGGCGTGGCATTTGCGACAGCTCGCCGCTGGAAGAAGGAAGCACAGGACGCAGGCGATGACTGGGACAAGTTACGCGCCGCTCACCTTATGGCCGGGAATGGTCTTGAGGAGATTGGCCGCGCCATTCTCACCGGGTTAATGACCCAGTATCAGACCACGCTGGAACTGCTGACAACCGAGTCTCAGCTCCCTCCGGGGGAACGCGTCGAGCTTCTGGCAAGCCTTGCCGATGCATTTAACAAAGCCGTCGCAGCAAACAAGAAAATACTGCCGGAGGTGAGTCAGCTGGCGGTGGCGCTGGATGTTATCCAGAAGCTCAGCGCATTTGTCGCCGAGCACTATCCGAAGCATCTGGCAGCGTTCGTGGAAATCCTTGAACCCTTCGGCAAGGAGATGGAGCAACACTATGGCTGACCAGTTAATCCGGGTTAACAGTGAAAACTATGTGATGGCCAGTGACGTGCTGGGTGTCCGGTTCGCGGGCGGCAGAAACGTAACCGTCGCGACGTCGACAGGCTGCTACAGCCTCGATGTTGATCGAGATAAAACCGGCATCGAGTCGATGAACCGCTTCATCAGCGAGGTTAATAAAGCCCTCCGCAATCATCATTAACAGGCTGTTAAGGGCAAATTAATCATGGCCAGAACTAAGTTATCCAGCAAAGATTTTCTTGCCGAACTGGCGGAACTTTCCGCCAGTCTTCGTCGCACCATTGAAGCCGAAGATGTGGGCTTTGACCCCTCCGCAGCTGCAATTGCTGAGCGTCGCGGCCTCGTTGCTGACCCTGTAACGGGGTTTGAATACTTTGTGCAGCATTATTTTCCGCACTATGTCCGCCATGCCGCCCGCAGTGAGCTGCATAACTATCTCTATAAGCGTCTGCCTGAAATCATCCAGGCCACGGGGAGCCAGAACGATGCAATAGCGGCTCCCCGTGGTGAAGCCAAATCCACCATCGTGAGTCAGCTTTTTGTCATCTGGTGCATTGTGCTGGCGCTCAAGCATTACCCGGTCATCATTATGGACTCCATCGACCAGGCCTATCCGATGCTGGAGGCGATAAAGGCGGAACTGCAGTTTAACCCCCGTCTGCTGATGGACTTTCCTGAAGCGACGGGCGGTGGCCGCGTCTGGCAGGCCGGGACAATTCTCACCCGCAACGACATTAAGGTGCAGGTCGCCGGTAGTGGTAAAAAGTTGCGTGGCCTGCGCCATGGCCCGTATCGTCCAGACCTGGCTGTGCTCGATGATATCGAGAACGACGAGCTGGTGCGTAACCCTGAGCAGCGTGACAAGCTCGATAACTGGCTCAAAAAAACCGTCCTGCCGCTCGGTGGTGCGGGGGCCAAGTTCGATGTGGTGTATATCGGGACAATCCTGCACTACGATTCCGTGCTTTCCCGCACCCTTAAAAATCCGCTATGGACGCGGGCCCGGTTCAAAGCGCTCATCAGCTGGCCGCACAATATGTCGCTGTGGGATAAATGGGAAGAGATCCTGCGCAACAACGATGAAGATGGTCAGGTTCTGGCGCAGGCATATTACCGTGAGCATCAGGCTGAGATGGATGAAGGAGCTGTTGTTTCATGGGCTGCGCGTCCGCTTTATGCATTGATGCTCATCCGCGCCCGTGATGGCCACAGTACCTTTGATGCGGAATATCAGAACGATCCCGTCAGCGGCGAAGATGCGCCATTTACCGGCTGCATTAACTTCTGGGTCAACCGCCTTAACGAGTGGCGCTTCTATGGCGCATGTGACCCCAGCCTGGGTAAACACGGTAACAGCCGCGACCCTTCCGCATTACTGGTCGGTGGCTTCAACCGCTTCACCGGCATTCTGGATGTGGTCGAAGCGCGTATCCGTAAGCGTGTGCCGGACAAAATTATCTCTGACGTTATCGAGCTGCAGCGGGAATATAACTGTCTGGTCTGGGCGGTCGAGTCCGTCCAGTTCCAGGAGTTCCTGCGCACCGAACTGGTGAAGCGCTCCGCTGCGATGGGTATCCCCGTTCCTGCCAGGGCCGTCACGCCTTCGGTTGATAAGCTCCTGCGCATTGAGTCACTGCAGCCACATATGGCCAACGGCCTGATACGGCTGCACCCTTCCCAGACCACACTTATCGACCAGCTCCGGCATTTCCCCAAAGCTGACCATGATGACGGGCCAGATGCCCTGCATATGCTCTGGATGCTGGCCGTTTCCGGCGCTGGTAATTTTGAATTTAAAGCTGTTCCCCGTCGTGGCCATAGCGGAGACAGGTTCGGTCCTTCAGGAGGATTTTGATAATGGTTCAGATTCTTGACCAGTATGGTCGCCCGCTTAATAAAGAGGTGCTTAAAGCCCCCCAGACCTCCCGCACGTTCGAGCTTCAGCGCGACTGGCCAACTCACCCCTCGCGGGGTATGACCATTGCCCGTCTTCCTCGTTTGCTTGAAGCGGCTGAGCGCGGCGATCTGGCGGCTCAGGCTGACCTCTTCGAAGATATGGTTGAGCGGGACGGGCATATTTTTTCCGAAATGGCCAAGCGCAAGAATGCGCTGCTTACTCTGGACTGGAGCATCGAGCCACCGCCGAACGCGACGGCGGAAGAAAAGCAGATCGCCGCGATGGTGGCCAGCTGGTTCGCTGACCTTCAGGAAATGGAAGATATTACCCTGAACGCGGCGGAAGCTATCGGGCATGGTTTTTCTGCTCAGGAGATTGAAAAGTGGGAACTTGACGGCAATCTGTGGTTGCCCGTCAAAATCAAACTGCGTCCGCATCGCTGGTTCTGTACCACGCCGGAAGCCGGGGACGAGGTGCGTCTTAACACCGGCACGCTGGGTGGAGAAGAGCTCTGGCCGTTTGGCTGGCTGGTGCATACGCACAACGCCAAGTCAGGTTATATCGCGCAGTCAGGGTTATACCGCGTGCTGGTCTGGCCGTATCTGTTTAAAAACTACAGCGTGCGCGATCTCGCTGAGTTCCTTGAAATCTACGGACTGCCGCCGCGTATCGGGTCGTATATGTCCGGGGCCAGCCAGGATGAGCAGGATAAACTCATGGAAGCGCTGGTCAGTATCGGTCATAACGCATCGGGGATTATTCCTGACAACACCAAAATCGAATTTAAGGATGCCGCCGAGGGGCAGTCTGATCCTTTCATGGCGATGATTAACTGGTGCGAGCGTACCGAATCAAAGGTCATTCTCGGCGGCACGCTGACGTCACAGGCGGACGGTAAGTCCTCAACAAACGCCCTTGGTAATGTGCATAACGAAGTCCGTCACGATCTCCTGACCGCTGATGCCCGACAGCTGGAAGGGTTTTATCGAGGCTTCATTCGTATGTTACTGGCCATTAATGGTTATAACGTCAGCCCGCGCCGTCAGCCGCGTCTGGTATTTGATACCCGCGAGCTGGAGAGCATTGAAACCTTTGCCAATGGTGTTTCCGCACTGGTACGCGCCGGGATGGACACTATTCCGACCTCATGGATACACAAAAAGGTCGGGATTCCGGTACCAAAAGATAACGAAGCTGTGCTGACGCCGCCTGCTGCACCCTCTCCGGTGGGGCTGAGCACCACGCCGGTATTCCGCCATTTCACGGCACTCAGCACCACGGGTGAGGTTATTGACCCTGCGCAGGATGCGCTGGACAGCGCCACATCGCCAGGGGAGAGCATCGCGGTGGCCATGGATAAGCTGATTGCGCCGCTGGTCTCGGCTCTGAGCAAGGGGCAAAGCCCTGATGAGGCACTGGATATCATTGCTGCGAGTTATCCTCAGCTGGATGATGCGCAGCTGCAACAGCTGATAAAGCAGGCGCTTTTTGTCAGCGAGGTCTGGGGGCGACTCAATGCCGAAAGCTGATGTTGATCTGGGGTACGCCATCGGGTTAAAGCCCGAAGAAGCGATAGCCTACTTTGAGTCGAAGGGCTACACCACCGGCTTTAACTGGCACGATGTTGAAGCCCGCGCCCACGCCACCAGTTTCACCGTGGCGGGCGTCCTTAAACAGGATGTGCTTGAGGATATTCATCAATCGCTGCGCGAGCATATTGTTAACGGCGGCACGCTCCGGGACTTCGAACGGCAGATTACCCCAACGTTGATCCGTAAGGGCTGGCTTGCTGACCGTGCCAGGCTGGTCGCCGATGAAGATGGTGTACTGGAGGGTAAACAACTTACGCCACGCCGTCTGCGCACCATCTTTGAAACCAATATGCAGGCGGCGTATGGTGCCGGTCGCTATGCGGAGCAGATGGCCAACGCGGAGTTTCGCCCCATATGGGAACGCGTGGCCGTCATGGATATGCACACCCGGCCACTCCACGCCAGGCTCAATGGTTTCACTGCCCGCTATGACGATCCTGTGTGGCAGTTCATGTACCCGCCTGACGGATACCACTGCCGGTGCCGCATTCGCGCCAGAACCCAGGCGGATGCTGACCGCATGGGGATTGAGGTCAAATCGTGGGAGCAGGACATTGTCACGGTACAACAGGCATGGGGACCAAAAGAAACCCGTGACGTTAAGGCGTTACGCTTCAACGGCGAGCTTTACACGCCTGATGCCGGATTCGGGCACAATCCGGGTCAGGGCTGGCTCTCTTCTCTCGGACAGCGCCTTATGAATAAATCTGCAACCACCACGCCCCGGATTGCCTCTCAGGCCATCCATGAAACACTGTCTGAACCTGCAGTGCTGGATGCCGTCAGTGATGATGTGCGTCGCTGGGTCGACACCGTCAGCGTGCGGCAGAAGACCCGTGGCGACCTGAGGCGCGTTGGCGGTATCCAGCCTGAGCTGCTGAATCGCCTCGAAGAGCGTGGTGTTAACGGTGCGATCACATTAAGCATTCACGAAGAGGATGTCCGGCTGGCTCCGGGCCCGATGTGGTCAGAGCTTCCCGTTCTGCTACGTCAGCCAGCGGGTGTCTGGCTTGATGATGATGCTCTGGTGTGGCTCCTCTCCGGGCAGAACGGTATCCGCGCGGTGCGTGGTGTGCAGTCTGACAATGGCTGGCGTCTGTCGCTGATGAACGCCGGTGCCACCGTCACTCCTGGTGATGTGTTATCTGAACGCGCGACGCAGCTGCTGGAGCTGAAATCATGAGTTACGCCATCAGGTATGACATTGGTGACTTTGAGCGTTCACTCGGTGAACTCATTAAAAAGCTGGAAAACCGCGCCCCCCTGATGCGCGAGATGGCCGCTGCCATGGGCGATGCCGTCGAAGAAAATTTCGCGCAACAGGGTCGCCCCGCATGGATGGGCTGGAGCCCGGCATACGCCCGTCAGCGCCGGGGCGGTAAAATTCTCCAGAAGAGCGGTCGACTGGCGGCAAGTATCACCCAGTACAGCACGAATGATGAGGCGACGGTCGGGACCAATGTGAAATACGCCCGCATCCACCAGGAAGGCGGGGAAATCAGCATTCCGGCCCGCAGTCAGAAAGCCTGGTACCGCCAGAAAAAGGATGGTTCAGTGGGTAACCGGTTCGTTAAAAAATCCCGCTCCAACTTTGAGCAGTGGAACACTATCGGGGCGTATAAAATTAGGATGCCCGCGCGTCCTTTCCTGCATCTCACCGAAGATGACGTGGAGAAGATGGAGAATACGGCTGAGCAGTATCTGAAACATATTTTAGACTGAGGGCAAATTCGTCCTGTAACGCGCTGTGACGCGTTCAGTCTGATTGTGCTAGAGTGATTCGCCAAAGAGGTGTTCAGACGTTTTTAAAAGCGGTTTAAAAAGGCCTGGGCTCATAAATGCATTACGGGAGCGGGCAACTGGACACATTCAAAGCTTTCCTTGATTATTTCACCCCGCAGCAGTGGGTCTTCATTGGCATCTTAGGGGGCTGGTTATAAAGGTTGCTGAGTGGTTCACTGACCGATACTTTGCCCGCAGGCGTCAGTCTGCTAAACCCGATAAGCCGACAACCAAAGCGATCCTCAGCGATAATCCACTGAACCTCTTCATCTGAACCTCCCCGCAGTGGTGCCGTATCGTCGGCACCATGAAAAAGACACTCATCGCTTCACTCACCCAGGAAATTAACACCGCTACTCCCGGTGTCATTCAGCTCTTTCCGGCTGGTGAATTCCGCGCCAGTGATGGTCGCCCGACCGAATGCGCCGCCTGGCTGATGACGCGGGAAATTGCAGAGCGCCTTATTGCCGCTGCTGATGCCCGCGCCACCCCCTATGTCCTTGACTACGAACACCAGACCCTTCGGGCCGCTAAAAACGGTCTGCCTGCGCCTGCAGCTGCATTCTTCAAAAAGCTGGAGTGGCGGGACGGCGAGGGTTTGTTCGCCATCGATGTCGAGTGGACAGCCGCTGCGGCTGCAATGGTCGAGGCGAAAGAGTATCGCTTTATTTCCCCCGTATTTTCTTACGACAAAACCGGTCAGGTGCTGGAGTTGCTTAACGCCGCGCTGACCAATACACCAGCGGTGGACGGGATGGAGGAAGTGTTACTTGCTGCCGCCTCCCTGATGGCCGCGCATTTAACCACAGAGGGTCAGACCGAAATGGATGAAGAATTTCTCAATGAGCTACTGAGCAACCTGCGCTGGATGCTCAATCTGCCAACCGCCTCAACGAAAGAAGAGATTATGGCTGAGCTGCAAAAAATCATCACCATGATTTCCAATGGCCAGGGGACTGCAGCGGCGTCGGTCAGTCTGCTGGATATCCTGAACCAGAACGCGCAGAGCATCGCCGACCTGTCAGCGAAACTCGACACGCCTGACCCGGCTAAGTGGGTTTCGGTGGAGGTCATGCATTCAGCCGTTCAGCAGGCAACAGAGCGTGCAGGTGCGGGTAATACCGCCGCACTCGCCACGCAACAGGCTGAAGCGTTGATTACGGTTGCCCTCGGCGACGGTCGTCTGCTTCCGGCACAGCAGGCATGGGCTGCGTCACTGGCGAAATCCGATCCGGCCAGTCTTACCGCCTTTATCGAAAAAGCGCCAAAGATTGCCGCACTGACGACCAGTCAGACTCAGGGGCAACCGCCTGCAGGCCTTCCGTCACACCCGTCACAGGGTGCTGAAGATGATGCGATTGACCCGGCCATCTGCTCCATGATGGGCAATGACCCGGAAAGCGTCGCGAAATACCTCAAATAAAGGAGAGCGAAATGGATCGTCATACCCCTTATCGCGACGGCCAGCTGTTTGCCGTCCCGGTTGCGGCAGCCACTGAACTCTTTGGCGGCCACATTATTGCGGCCAACGCAGCGGGTTTTGCTGTACCAGGCAGCGCCACTGCAGCCAATACCACCCTCGGCATCTGTGATGGCTGGGTGGATAACTCTGCAGGTGCAGCCGGTGATGCAAGCGTGCTGGTTCGCCGTGGTAAAGCCTGGTTCCTGGCCAACAGCACTGCTGACGCGGTCACGCAGACGCAGATTGGCAAAGATTGCTACGTGGTGGACAGCCAGACAGTGGCTAAAACCAGTGATACCAACGCCCGCCCGGTCGCCGGAAAAGTGCTGGGTCTTGAGAATGATGGCGTCTGGGTTCTGATTTAATAAGGAGAGAACCGTGTTAATTAACGTAAAAAATGTGCGTCAGATTTTCATTAATCTGAAAGCGACCTTCCAGAACGCCTTTGATCAGACACCGTCCGACTGGCAGAAGATTGCGATGGTGGTACCGTCGACCGGGAAAGAGAACGACTACAGCTGGCTGAGCCGTTTCCCGAAAATGCGTGAGTGGATTGGCGACAAGGTTATTAAAGCGTTCGCCGCGTTCAACTACACCATTCGCAATAAAGACTGGGAAGCGACGGTTGAAGTTGAGCGTAACGATATCGAAGACGATCAGATTATGGGCTATGCCCTGCAGGCTAAAGGTGCGGGCCAGTCCGCTGCCGAACTGCCAGCCGATATCGTCTTTGCACTCCTGAACAACGGCTTCACCAACCTTTGCTACGATGGTCAGCCCTTCTTTGATACCGACCACCTTTCCGGTGGCAAGTCGGTCTCTAACAAAGGCACGAAAAAGCTTGCCGTCACCTCGCTTGCCGCAGCAAAAGCAAGTTACGGCGCTGCACGAACCGCCATGCGCAGCCTGAAGGATGATGAAGGCGCATCCCTGAAAATTCGCCCGACCATCCTGGTTGTACCTCCGGCTCTTGAAGATGATGCCAACTACCTGATGACGGCTGACCGCTTCCCGGACAATACGCCAAACCCTTACAAGGGGACGGCTGAGGTTATGGTTGTCCCTGAGCTGACGTCTGATACCGCCTGGTTCCTTCTGGATAACACCAAACCCGTGAAGCCCCTGATTTACCAGGAGCGTAAGAAACCAGTCTTTGTTGAGCAGACCGACTACAACTCTGACAACGTGATGATGCGTAAGAAGTTTCTCTTCGGTGCTGAAGCACGTGCAAACGGTGGCTACGGCTTCTGGCAGATGGCGTATGGCTCTACCGGGGAGGACGCATAATGCCGATTCAAATCACTGCCCGCCGTAACGGTTTTCGCCGTCTCGGCATCGCCCACAGCGCGAATACTGTCACCTGGCCGGATGACCAGTTCAGCGACAGCGAACTCCAGATTCTGGAAAACGATCCCAATCTGATTGTGGTCCGCCTGCAGGATGTGCCTGAAATCTCAGGAGGTGATGATGCTGTTTCCGCCCTGATCGCTGAGCGTGACGGCCTTAAGGTACGCATCAGCGAACTGGAGGCGACGGTTCTGCAGCTCAATCAGGATGGTGATGCACTTAAGCAGCAGCTAACCAGTGCAAACAGCACCATCGCAGAACTGGAAACTGAACGCAATGCACTGCGTCAGGAGCTGGATTCGCTGAAGGCCGGTTCGCAAACCCCGGACAAAAAGGCGAAGGGGTAAGCCATGTACGCGAACCGTGAGGACATGGTCAGGGCGTTTGGTGAGCGTGAGTGCGTGTCGCTCACCGACCGCAGCTATACCGGGCAGATTGACGATGATGTGCTGAACGGCGCACTCATTCAGGCCAGCGCTGAAATCGACGGTTATCTCTGCGGTCGCTATCCGGTGCCCTGGGCTGATGAGCCCCGTGTTCTCGTCGGTCGCTGCTGCAACATCGCCCGCTACCTTCTGTGCGGCTCTGAGACCCAGATGACAGATGAAATCCGCGAGCGGTATGAAGACACCGTTCGTTACCTGGAAAAAGTTGCATCCGGGCGAATCAATCTGGGCCGCACGACGACGGGGGACGTGGTGAAAAGCGGAACCGGTGCGCGGATGGTGTCTGGTGGTCGCGTCTTCGGGCGTGACCAGACTGGCGGAGGAAGTTTCTGATGGTGATTACGGATATCGAAAAAGCCATCGTGGAGCGCCTTCGTAAAGGTATGGGGCGTATGGTGAAGAACGTGCGCTCCTACGGCGGCGAGCTGGACGGCGAACCTGCGGAGGTGCTGCGCCAGCTCCCTTCGGTCTGGGTGACCTTCGGCGGGGTACAAAAAACCGAGCCGTACAGCACAGCCCGGCAACGGTTTGTCACCCACGGTCGCTTTGTCGTGGTGGTTGGCGAGCGCAGCCTGCGCAGTGAAGAAGCGGCCCGAATGGGGGGGCCGCATGTGCAGGAGGTGGGGACGTATATTCTGGTCGCCGCCGTTCGTCGTCTGCTGTCGGGTCAGGATATGGCCGATACGGGTATCAAAATCGACCCGCTCAGCCCTGGTCGCGTGCGCACGCTCTTCAACACCCAGATAGAGTCTCAGGCATTTTCCGTTTTTGCCTGTGAGTTCGACACAAAGTGGATTGAGTCGGCGCTGGAGAACGGGCGTTACCCGCTCACGGCTGCGCCGGAAGACCATGCTGACCATATGTTCCGGATTTATGGCGGTGCCACTACCGACGATGACCCGGCATGGCTGAGAACCCGACTCAGTTACGATCTTAAGCAGCCTGATAAAGACAATGCAGCAGAGGACATTATCAGTCATGAGCAAAATTAAAGTAAAAGCCGCCAGAGGGTTGAGCGTGCCGCGCGAAGATAATGCGCGCCGCTACATTACTGATGCGGAACCAATTGAGGTGGAGAACACCGCTTATTACCAGCGTCAGGTAATGGCCGGTGATCTGATTATTGTTACCAGCAGTGACAAGAACACCAAAAGCAAAAGCAGCGAGCCCAGCGCGGAGGTGAACGGTGAGCAGTCCTAATATCAGCTTTGACACTATCGGTACGAACCGCAAGCCGGGTCAGTATATTGAGTTCAACACCCGCCTGGCCGTTCGTACCCTGCCAGGTAACACCCAGAAGGTGCTGATGATTGCGCCAATGCTGGCCTCCGGTTTGTCTGCACCGCTTGTCATTCAGTCTGTTTTCTCTGATGAAGAAGCTGCGACGTACTTTGGCCGTGGCTCGCTGGCGCATCTGATGGCCACAGCGGCCATCGGTGCCTACCCCTATCTGCAGCTGCAGATCGTCGGGGTCAGCGATGCGGCCACTGCAACAGCCGCGACGGGCAAAATCGCCCTGACCGGCACAGCATCTTCCGGCGGGAAGCTGAGCGTGACCATTAATGGTACCCGTATTGATGTCGGTATTTCGGCAGCAGATACGGCGGAGACCATTGCGGCAGCGCTGACGGAACTGATTACCCAGAAAGACGGGTTGCCAGTGACGGCAACAGCAAACGCGGGGGAAGTGACCCTGACCTGCCGCCATAAAGGGGCGGTTGGTAACGACATTATTGTCTCTTCCGGCGTAACGGCAGCGGGTATCACAGCGGCGACCACCACGCTTGCAGGCGGCAATGTTGATCCGGATATTACGCCAGCGCTGGCAGCGGCGTTCTCAGCAGGTCATAACATTGTTGTTTGTCCGTTCTCCACCCAGGAGGCGATGACGGCGCTGCGTAACCATCTGACAAACGTCAGCAATGCGATGGAACAGCGCGGCGCAATCGGTGTGGGTGGGTGGCGCAAGTCGCTTTCCACCGGCATTGCACTGGCAGCTTCACTTAATGACGGACGTATCACGCTGGGCTGGCATAGCGGTTCGGTAAAAACACCGGCGCAGATCGCCGCTGCCTATGCTGCTGTTATCGCCAGTGAAGAGGACCCGGCACGCCCGCTGAACACCCTTGCGATGAGCACGCTGGACGTGACTGCAGTAGAGAGTCAGCCAGGGCGAACTGAGCAGGAGAACGCCCTGCGGAATGGTCTTACGCCGTTTGAGATTGGCCCCGGTGACAAAGTGCAAATCGTTCGCGCGATCAGCACCTACACCAAAAACGCCCAGGGCGTGGATGATGTGGCGCTGCTGGATATCACCACCATCCGAACGCTGGACTATGTGCGCAAGGCCTGCCGTGAACGCATCGCTCTGCGATTCCCGCGCGACAAGCTCAGCTCAAGAACACCTCCGAAGGTGCGCAGTGAACTGCTTGATGTGCTTTACAAGCTGGAGGAGCTGGAGATTGTCGAGGAGGTGGATGCCAACAAAAACGGACTTATTGTAGAGCGCGATCTGCAGGATGTTAACCAGCTGAACGGTCGCATCCCTGCGGATGTTGTGAATGGCCTGCACGTCTTTGCCGGTCGAATTGATTTGCTGCTCTGAGGAGTAAACCATAATGGCCCTTGAAGAATATGTTGGCGCGATCGTCATGGAAGTCGACGGCCAGGAAATTGAAGTGACTGACCTCAAGGAAGATGTGACCACTGGACGCAAGCTGGTTAAGACGATGAACAAAACGGGACGTGCCAAAGGTTTTTCCCGTGGCATCGAAGAGATCCAGCTGACCGTTACGGTAGTTATCCCGGAATCCGGCGACCTGAACTGGGGCGGTATTGAAGGTGCGAAAATCACCCAGTATCCACTTAACAGCAGCGGTAAACGTGTTTCTTACCTGGACTGTTTCAGCACTCAGGTCGGGGCTCAGTATACCGTCGACAACGAAGCGAAGCGCGATATCACCATGAATGCGCTTCGTCGGGTGGAGGAATAAATGGAAAAGCAGCAACTTTTATATGGCGTTAAATGCGGTGATAAAGTCCATTTTGACTTTGCCGTCAGGCTGCCTGTGGTGAGCGATACCATTGAAGCGCTGCGGGCAACCGATGAAGCCTGCGGCACTACCGAAGGCGCAGCCGCAAACATGTATTACCGTGTTGCGGTAATGGCGTGTGCGATTACTGCCCTCGGAGATGTGCCAAAGGAAGAAATCACGGCGGAGCTGCTCCTTAACGAGCTGAATGATGATGATTTCGATCTCATCGATGCTCAGATTGAAGCCATTAAAAAAAAGCGGATGGATTTGAACAAAAGCTCACCGGCTACCGAACCCTCGTCCTCGCCCTCGGACGATACGGGATCAGTGAACAACAAATCGGAAGCATGACCCGAACGGAACTCGACGGCTACACCGAAGCGCTTGCCCGGTTACATGGAAAGAAAACCGGGCAAACCACCACCCGCACAACCCGCACTGTCAAATCGCAACGCCGGAAGAAAGTCGGCAAACGGAGATAGTCCATGGCGCGTAACTTACAACTGGCGCTGCAGCTGCTTGCCCGTGATACCGGCTCCAAAGTGCTTAAACAGGCACTGCAGGGCATCAGCCGGGATACCAAAGCGGCGCAAAAAACCGATGATGAGCTGGCGAAATCCCGTCAGCAGAACTCGACCACAGCGATTCGTGCCTCCCGTTCTCTGATTGAGGAATACCGTCGCGCCAGTTCGGCGCGAGCAACTCTTGGCATTCGCTCAGAGCGCGAAATACAGCGCGAAATACAGCAGACCATGGCGGCCTATAATCGCCTTACCCGCACAGGTATGCTGTCCGCAAATGAGCAGAACCGGGCTTTCAGGGCCATGACTGACAGGGTCAAAGCGCTGCGAACTGAGCTTGGCGGCGTCAATGACTCAATGACGCGCATGCAGCGATTCCGTGCTGCAGGTTCAACCGTGGCAGCAGTAGCCGGTGGGTTAACTGCTGCGGGTATGATTATAAAAGACCCGGTTCAGCGTCAGATGGCTTACGAACGGCGTAATGCTGAGATTGCAAATACCGCTTATAACAATCTCTCCGCACCAGACCGTATTAAGAAAATACCTGAGATCAATAATGCAATCCGTGGGGCTGTACGTTATGGCGGTGGAACGCCAGAGGCCGCACAGGAAACCATTAATTCACTTTTCGCAGGTGGTCTTGATGATAAAACGGCATTAAAAATATTGCCTAATATTACTCGTTACGCTACTGCTTCAGGCGCAAATCCGAATGACCTTGCGCGTATTGCTATTGGTGCAATTAAGAACTTTGATATAAAGGCTGAGGATTTACCAGCGGTATTTGATAAAACCATCAGGTCTGGTGAGAACGGTAAATATGAACTCGCTGATATGGCTGGCTCATTACCATTAACCATGACAAAAGCAAACTCTGTAGGTATGTCAGGGTTAAAAGATTTGGATGTCATTCTCGCGATGTTACAGGCTAACGCTGAAACAGCAGGTGATAATAGCGCTGCATCAACAAACGTTAATAACTTGCTTGATAAATACACCAGTGCTGACACTCAGAATGCGTTAAAAAATAAAAGATTCAGGACTAAAGACGGGAGGATGCTTGCCTATGCTGATTATATGGCTGACCAGCGACTTTCAGGAGTGAATACTTCTGATGCATTCACTAATGCTGTATCAGGTATTGTTTCAGCAGACCCACGAGTTAAGAAATTACGGGCTCAGGCTACCAAATTCAAAGGGACGGACAAGGAGAAAGACATTCTTGCCTCACTGGATATTATTGTTTCCTCCATTACGTCAAAAATAGTTGCTGACCAGCAGGCCAGTACTGCACTAAAAACAAGCATAATGAAAAAAGACTTCATTAAGGAGCAAATTTCAGGAACACGTGATTCTGTCGGTGCTGGTGCAGCCTCATATGAGGTTATGTCGTCAACAAATGATTTTAAGTCACAACAATTTGAGTCAGAGAAAATGTTTTCTGAACAGGACGCAATGAAACCTGTTGCCGATTTATACGGTGATTTGACGTCAAAACTCACCGATTACGCTAAAGAATATCCTGAGCTAACCACGGCTATTTCTGGTGCCACTACTGGCATTAAAGCCATGACAGCGGCTGCGGTAGCTTTTGCCGGGCTCAACTTTCTGACGGGCGGTGGAATAAAAATGCCAGGCTCTCCTGGAGGTGGAGTGCCACCTGCAGGAGGATCTGCTCTGGGGCGTGCATGGTCCGTTATTCGTGGCGGAGCTGGCAAGATATTAGCTCCACTGGCTCTTTATCAGGGTATGCAGGATGCCCCACTCGTTCACGTTGAGCGAGGTGATTCAAATGCACGTTCGCGCCTTAAGGTTGACAATTATTCAAGTCAATCAGAGCGAATGTTGGATGCTGTTAAAGCCCGCCCAGGATTGCTGGATGCCGTGGATGAGATCAAATCATGGTGGAGTTCTCCGGCCACAGTGGGGCAAAACACACCAGCCACAACAGGCGTACCGTCTTATCTGTTGCCTCAGCAGCAACAAAAGCCTCAGCCAGTAAACATCACAACTAAAGTCATGCTCGATGAGCGTCAGATTGCCGAGGCCGTCAATCAGTATAATGGCGATCAATCCGTTCGCGGCTCAACAGGAGGTCCACAGTGAGCTGGGAAGATTCATTACAGGATGCCTCATTCAGGGGCGTCCGCTTCGATGTGGTTAATACCCGTGACAGCGCCAGCCGCGACATTGCGACGTATGAGTATCCCTATGTCGACGGTGGTGATGTTGATGACCTTGGCCGCAAGCCTCGTAACCTGAGAATGACGGTCCTTTTCTGGGGTGACGATTACGATGTGCGACTCCAGGCGTTTCTGGCCGCGCTGGATACACGCGGCAGCGCGGAGTTAATACACCCGGTTTTCGGCTCCATGACGGGCATGCAGTGCATTGAGTATCAGGCATCGCATGAAGCGGAGAACGTTGATTACTGCGTTGTCGAAGTGGTCTTTATCCAGGGGGGACTTAATCTGCCTTTCTTTGGCAGCGACTTCCCGCTGTCGAAAGCCGATATCATTTTCAACCAGGCGCAATCCGCTCTGGAGAAAGCCCAGACAGCCATCGACAATATTCTCTCGCCTCTGCGTACAGCGAAAAAGTGGATGAAGAAAGCGAAATCGCTGGCAACAACGACGCTGAATATGGTGACCATGCTTAAGGGGGAACTGACAGGATTTGTCAGTACCACCTCGGATTTTGTTAATTATCCGAAAGCGTTCATGAATGATCTGCAGAGTGCGCTGAGCCTGACGTCGCTTCAGTCCAAATCAAGTGTCAGTAATAACCCAGGAAGCTATTCACAGTCCTCAGACGTTTCCGGTACAGCGGGCATCGTGATGGCCGACTGGAAGAATGGCCGTAACAATCTGCAGGAGGTGGCCGCATTACCTCAGCAAATCGTGACCGGGCAAAAGACGGTTGCTGTTGCTGTTCCGGCAGGCTCATCAACCTCGGATATTACTGAGGTGGTAACGGCGGTAAAAATCCAGGTTGCAATCCAGCTGGCGCTTGATGCTTCCGACATACTCAGTGACAGCAGCATCAGCGATATTCTGTCTCCAGTCGATATTGAGCAGATCACCAACGATACCAGGACGGCCATTCAGACGGCAATCGACCAGACGCGGGACACCTTTGCTGCCGATACGCAAAACGTGAGCGCCGGTGAAACACCGGCTGGCGTGACATGGCAACCCGTGGTTGAAAGCCTCAAGGATATCGCCCTGACCGTTCAGGAGCTGGGCGCAGCGGTTATTACCAGCAGACCGCCACTGACGACGCGAGTGATATTGGCCGACACCAACCTGCATTTGCTGGCCCATCTGTGGTACGAGGACTACACCCGCGCCACCGAGTTGTTGCGTCTCAATCCGACACTACGTAATCCTAACAACATCAAAGCCGGTGACGTTCTGAATGCCTACTCAAGATAAAGATTCGCAGAATACAGTGAGCCTGGTTATTGATGGCAAAATCCACAGTGCATGGAGCCGCTATCAGATTGACTCCGATTTTCTTATCCCCTCCGATGCCTGGAGTGTAACGCTTGGGCTGCCTGATGGTATTTTCCCTCCGGCCATTAAACGTGGTGTGCCGGTGCTGGTCAGGGTGGGTAATGATGTTGTCATGTCCGGTCGGGTGGATGTGGTTCAGCGCCGGGTATCCCGTCAGCAGGTTTCTTTATCTCTTTCCGGTCGCGATGGTGCAGCCGTGCTTGTTGACTGCGCTTCACCCGTTTTTACCTCCCGCCAGCTCAGTCTTGAAGAGGTGATCGCCCAGGTTGTCAGACCGCTGGGGATAACGAACATCCGCATCGAGGCTGAATCATCCCTGCGTAATGACAAGGTCAGCGTGGAGCCCGGAGAACGTGCGTGGGATACCCTTGAGCGTGCAGCTGCTGCACGCGGGTTATGGCCATGGTTTGAGCCAGATGGCACGCTGGTAATTGGAGGGCCGGATTACACAAAAGACCCTGTAGCCACGCTTGTTCTGAATCGTGACGGTCGGGGAAATAATGTCCTCGATCTCAGTGACCGGTCATCCATTACCGGTGCGTTCTCTGAACTGACAATGCTGGCACAGGGACACGGCCAGGGGAAAAAGTCAGGAAGACTGGAAGTTATTGACGTTGATGATCAGAGCGCTGAGGCTGAAGACGATGATGATGCCGACGCAATTTATGACAGCACCGGCTCTGCAGAGAATGGCTTTCATGGCTTACGTAGTACCGTTCGCGACAGTACCGTACCTTTCTATCGTCCGCAGATTATGGTTGCTGGTGATGCTGATAATCAGGCGCAGGTTGATTATCGCGCGAGAAAGGCCATGGCTGACGCCCGTCTGAACGGGTTTGATCTGACAGTAATTGTTAAAGGCCATCGCATGGAGAACGGTCAGTTATGGCAACCGGGCCAGCGTATTCGTGTCCGAAGCGAGCCGCATGGCATTGATGACATTTACTTCCTCATGGGAAGAGAGTTTTCAGGTGGTCGTCCAGACAACACCATTACCACCCTGCGGCTCAAAGAGGATGGAATATGGATACCGGATGCTTATCCGAAAAAACGCAAATCACGTAAGCGTCGCGCCAAAGTAAATAAAGAGCTGGAGATTATCGATGTGGAACAAAATTGACTCTCGTATTAACACGGCGTTAAACCGTATCAGAAAGGCCTTCAGGGGCGTTTTAATAAGGGTTAACAGCGGCGGTGATATTCAGACCATTCAGGGTAAAGGTCTGGCCACTGAGTCTCTGCAGGATGTGGAGATGTTTCAGCAGTACGGTTTTACATCCAACCCGCCCAGGGGGACTAAAGCCATTGTGCTCCCGCTTAACGGGCGCACCAGTCATAGCGTGGTGATTGCCACGGAACACGCTGCATACAGGCTAAAGAGCCTGAAAAGTGGTGAGCTTGCCATTTATTCGGATGAAGGAAGCAACATTATTCTGAAGCGCGGAAAAATAATTGAAGTAAACTGCGATGAATATATAGTTAATACTAAAAAGCACACGGTGAATACCGAACAACATATTGTTAATACCAAAACGTATAAAACCACAGCCTCAGAGCGGGCAGATTTTGATACACCATTGCTGAAAGGCAGTAATGAAGTCGCTGACGGCAAGTCTACGCTGAACACCATGCGTGAGACTTATGACGGTCACGACCACGACCACGGCGGTGATGCAGGCACAACGCAGAAACCTAATCAGCAAATGTAATTTGTGGTAACGTAAGTTCTCCTTCAAAAGCAATACCCACTGAACCCCTTCACCGATAATTTAAATTTCCATGCCGGTAGTATTACGGCATGGAAATGTTGATTGATCCAACGACCGGCGATTATACCGGCGACAGCTCAGACTCTTTAGCGAATGCCGTCTACTTACGGCTGATGACGCCCCTTGGCTCATGGTGGGCTGATCCAACTCTGGGCTCTCTTTTGCATACACTCCGCCGCGAAAAGGATGTGTCTCGCGTTCAACAACTCGCGGTGCAGTATTCGCGGCAGGCCCTGCAACCGATTATTGACGACGGTCGCGCCCAGTCCATTTCCGTTACTGCAGAGCACTGGCAAAAAGGCTGGATGCTGCTTCATATCACCGTCACGTCTGCGAGCGGAACGCCGCAGACCTGGAAATATCCGGTTAAGGTCAGCTGATGCCATTCATTACCAAAAATGCCGCGCAAATACGCACTGACATTCTGCGGGATATCAAAAATCTCCTGCAGTTGTCAGATGATACGCTGGGCCCGGACAGCGACTGGTACATCCGGGCATCGAGTGTAGCCAGTGTTGCCGAGGGGCTTTATCAGCATCAGGGATGGATAGTCCGTCAGATCTTTCCGGATACTGCTGATTCGGAATTCCTCTATCTGCACGCCCGTTTACGTGGTTTAAGCAAAAAAGCAGCCAATAGCGCCTCCGGGCCTGCCACGTTTACCGGCGAACCAGGAGCGGTGGCCGCTGCCGGTCTTGTGTTCAAACGCGACAGTGTTTCGTGGACAACAACCGAAGATATTATTGTCGGGTCAGATGGAAAATCATCGGTAAACGCAGTGTCTTCTCTGGCCGGAACCACTGGTAACACCACTTCCGTCACATCGGCCACACTGACCACAACACCTGATGGGTTTGACAGCACAGTGACAGTAGGCCTGATGACTGGCGGAACAGATGAGGAAACGGATGCAGAGCTGCTTGCTCGTCTGCTTGAAATCATCCGCCGACCTCCTGCAGGCGGCAATAAATATGATTACAAACGCTGGGCGCTTGAGGTATCAGGCGTATCCGCCGCATATGTTTACCCTTTGCGGCGGGGGCCGGGTACCGTTGATGTTGTGATCACGTCTGCAGGTGGGCTGCCATCTCAGGATGTGATCGACAGGGTGCAGGCTCACATTGACGATGTCCGGCCTGTTACAGCAAAAAACACGCTGGTGCTCATGCCTGTCATCCGTACATTTGACGTCCTCGTGAAGGTATCACTGGAGGGCATCACCCTCGCAGCAGCCAAACAGGCTGTCGCCGGAACGCTGGAGGACGATGACTCGCGCCGAGAGCCTGGAGTGGCTTTTATTCGCAGCCAGGCGGGGACATTGATTTCTCTAATTCCGGGTATTACCGACTATGACATCGTTACACCATCGGCAAATATTCAACCGATAATCGATGCCACGAAAGTCGAATGGCTCAGATTAGGAAACGTTGAGGTAGAGCTGCTATGAGCTACTTCACGCTGTTAAATCGTCTGCTGCCACTTGTTTCGTACAGCCCGGGCCAGCCTCTGCTTGATGCATCATTGCGATCTGAATCAGGTGTTTTTGAGACTCTCGATGCGTCTGCAGGGCTTGTTGAAGGTGGAGTTACTCCATTTTATGCACGCAGCCTTTTGTATGACTGGGAACGCGTCCTGGACCTTACTCCTGCTGAAGGTGCGACATACCAGCAACGCCAGCAGCGTGTACTGGCTAAACTGGCTGAAGTCGGTGGTCTCAGTATTCCGTACTTTACTCAGTTGGCAAGCAACCTTGGCTACATCATCACAATTGATGAACCGCAACCTTTCAGGGCGGGAGTTGGCCGCGCCGGTGATCGCCTCTGGGTTGAAGACATTATCTGGGTCTGGCGCGTCAATATTCAGAACTCAGGAACTCAATCCTATCGCTTTCGCTCAGGCAGTTCAGCTGCAGGTGAGCGCCTGACAACGTTTGGTGATCCGATTATTGAAGACGTCTTCCGTGATCTCAAACCAGCCCATACATTTTGCTACTTCGCATATCAGGAGAATGAATAATGCGGCCCTTAATGCCACCGGTGCAGACGCCGGATAATCTTTTCCATGATGGTAATCCGCTCACAGGTGAGCTGGGGACCATTGTTGATGCTGAGCATCTGAATAACGTGCAGGGAGCTGTCAGAGATGCGCAGTCGGAGCTTATTACTGTCCTGAACGCTGCCGGTATTAATGTTGATCCTTCTAAACAAAACCAGTTATTAACAGCATTAAAAGCGCTGTTACTGAGTCGCTCAAATCCGTTTGGCGATATCAAATCGGATGGCACCGTGAAAACGGCTCTCGAAAATCTTGGTTTGGGAGAAGCGGCTAAAAGGAATGTAGGGACAGGGGCGAATCAGATACCTGATATGGGTAGCTTCACGCTTTCTGTTTCAGATACTGGATATCAAAAATTACCATCAGGTTTTATTCTTCAGTGGGGCTCAATCGGCGCTCCAGGCATTGCACAGGATGTAGTAACCCATTTCCCGATTGCATTTCCAAACAGATGTCTGCGTGTTTTGGTCTCACAAGACTACACACCAGATAGCGGGGCTGTTGGTTATATTGCCTGTGCAGGTTTTAGTCCCGACCCGGTTAAATTTATATCCAGAGCCAGTACTCCTGGCCTCGGCGCTTCATTTTTAGCGTTAGGCTGTTAATTTAGCTATATGGAGTGAAAAATGAATTACATATATTCCGCGACTACAAACTCTTTCTATCCGCTGGAGATGAAAGAGGATTACACTCAAGCTGACTCATGGCCAGATGATGCTGTTGAAGTTGATGAGCAAGTGTATATTGAGTTTTCCGGATTACCGCCGAAAGGAAAAATCCGTATCGCTGGAGAAAATGGTTTTCCTGCATGGTCTGAAATTCCACCACCAACATATGAGGAACAGATTGCTGCAGCCGAACTGGAAAAGCAGCAACTGATTAATCAGGCCAACGAATACATGAACAGTAAGCAATGGCCCGGTAAAGCCGCTATTGGTCGTCTGAATGGTGAGGAACTGGCGCAATATAATTTGTGGCTGGATTATCTGGATGCACTGGAGCTGGTTGATACTTCCGGTGCGCCAGATATTGAATGGCCTACGCCTCCGGCAGTTCAGGCCAGATGACATCCGGCGCGGTGCTGGTATCTGTTGCCGTCACCGCGTCAATGTAATCCAGCACAGCGTTAAGGCGGGTTGTTTCTGCCTGCGTCAGTTTACGTCCGGCCTGCAATTTCAGCTGAATCAGACTGATGGAGGCCATTGCAGTATCAATCAGCGACTGGCGCTGTGCTTCTGCTGCATCTACTGCTGCGCCGTGCTGTGCCTCGGTATCCGTCACCCATTTCTCACCATCCCATTTATCGTATGGGGTTAACGGGGCGATAGTGGTTGTATTATCAGGGTAATCACCCGGAGCTGTGATTTCTTTTGATTCCCCTGTTTCGGTGCTAAAAACGATTTCACCGCGATGGTCTGGCATATATTCCCATGATTTTAAATCTGCTGAACGGCAGATAGTATAACCAGCCTTATATGTACCAGGAGCATCTAAACAGGAATACGCCGGAATACCGACGCCGACAGCGAGATATTCAGTTGATGTAGAAATATATTCCCGCGTTTCTCCGTTGTAGTTGTAAACGGTAATAAAGCCAGCTTCCGTGGCAAATCCGTTTTCATCCAAAGTGATTTTTTTTGTGGTCATCATGATGCCCTTACAATGTAGTTAAATGCAATGTTACGTGGTCGGTTTTCTTCCGCAGTTGGTACAACTCTGGCGGCGGAAAAACCTACGTCATACCTATTACCGGGCGATGAGGTTGTTTGACCAGCGCCGCCTTCGTATACAGCATTAAATGGCCCTGTTACCCACTCGTCTGCTGTCCTCTGGCTTCCCGCAGTGGTCATAAGTCCCAAGAGCTTCCCTGATATGTCCCTTATAGCATCACCTTGTGCGGACAGCAGCGCTCGCCCTGAATCGACCCCACGCCCGTCATCCCAGCCACGAATAAACTCACCACGTAAATCTGGCAATTTATTTGTCGGATAAACTTTTGCCAGTTCCGGATACTCTTCGGCAGAAAAAGGTGCACCATTGCATTTCAGCCAGCCTGTTGGCGGAGTGGCTGAAGGCCACGGAACAGGCACGCCAACGGGTAATGCCGAACCTTCTCCCAAACCAACCTTTTGTGGATTGAGATTTTTAATGTCAGCGAAGCTCTTCGTCAAAAGTGAAACTCTGATAACCTGGTTCTACTGACGAACAGAAGGATAAGCAGGAGATCGCTTTATGATTATTGGGTATGCACGAGTATCAAGTAACCATCAGGACACCGAGCTTCAGATGCAGGCGCTCAGAGCTGCTGGCTGTAAGTTAATTTTTGAGGAAAAGGCTTCTGGCCGTAAGACGAACCGACCAATTTTGAAGAAAGTGGTTGAGATGCTTGAACCCGGTGACGAGCTGGTCATCTGGAAGCTGGATCGTATCGGTCGCAATGTGCTGCACGCATTATTGACGTTTCAGAGCCTCGCAGAACGCAATGTTAACATCCGTTCTATTACTGATGGCGTTGACCTGAGTACCGCCAGTGGGCGCTATAACTTCCGTAATATTCTCTCTGCGGCACAATATGAGTCTGATCTGAATAGTGAACGCACTTTGGCGGGGTTAGCGGTTGCCCGCGCTAAGGGGAGGATTGGCGGACGTAAGCCTAAGTTCACTAATGAGCACTGGGATGCGTTTGAACGGGAAATTAAGTCCGGCTGCTCACATCGTGATATAGCTCTCAAATATGGAGTCGGCCTGTCGACTCTCTACAAACGTTATCCGGCTCAGCAAGAGCATCAGTAAACACTCTTTGCGTTCATTTTTGCACTGTGCAGAATGTGTCTTTTTGGCACCTTCCGACAGTGCAAAATTTATCGCGTTTTTGTGCAAAAAAAATCGCCGCGCTACACAGCGTGCACACCTAATACAGCCAGTGTCGTACAAACGTTCGGTTTACCTATAGAGCACGGATAGCAATGCCCACAGCTGACCACCGGATCGACAGCAACACGTTCACCGACTCTGGCGCTTTCCACGCCTTCACCCACTGCATCAATGACGCCAAAGAATTCATGACCAATGACGCGCGGATATTTCGCAAAAGGATTATGCCCACGATAAATATGGCTATCTGAACCACAAATTCCGGCAAGTTTCACTTTTACTCGTACTTCACCCGCTGACGGGGTGGGTATTTCACGTTCGACAATCGCCAGTTGATTCGGTTTTTCAATTAATATGCTTTTCAT